TCCAGAACAATTCCTCACCTTGGACACTTACGTTGCCCTTGCCATAGTTGAGAACAACCTTGACTGGCTCGATAATGTCTTTAACCAAGTTCCAGTCTTGTGCTTTGATAGCATCGAGAACCTTCTGGAAAGTGATGTGTGATTTACTAATAGTGTGGGGCTTAGAACCAATCACAACTGTGATACTATTGCCCTGCATGATAAACGGATAGCTCATTTTAAACACCTTTCTTTGTGTCAACCAAATTAATATATTCAGCGAGGTCTTTACCCTCTGTGCTGTACTTGCTGATGCCTTTGATAAGCGGGTAACGCTTAAAAATTGCTTCAACTTCTTTGTTGTACTTATCAATCAAGGTAGCAGGATCAACATTTGTTGATGTAGCAACTTTGTACTGTCGGCACAACCATTCCAAACTCTGACGCATTTTCTCGTCAGATTCTTTCACATCCTTGAAAGTGTTGAACAACACAATGTAAGGACTAGCAGTATTTGTAATGTGTTTAGTAGCATTATACTGGTAAAGTTCTTTCCAGTCAATACTTTGTTTGACCAAACCCATCACATCACTTTGACCCAACTTAGCCAACTTACCCTTAACATGTTCGTCAAGGTTAACCCAGTTCTTTTGAGCCTTGATAGCTTCAATGTCACCTTTACGCACGCCATAAATGTGATCAGTGTAGATACCACTCTTACGCAAGTGAACTTCCAAAGTCTTGATATCTTCAACAACACCGAGGTTCTTGTAGCCGCTCAAGGGCAAGTAGTAGTAAGTTTGTTTACTATCGAATGCACTAGCCTTGCCACCATCACGCCATACCATTTCAGCACGATCACGCCAACCACGACTGCGACCTTCTTCCAATCGCATGATAGTTACATTAGCACCCATACCACCTGCACGTTCTTTTTCAAGCAACGAACTAGCCTGCAGAATCTTAGATTCTGGAGGGTTAGACAATGCAGTGAAGAAAGCTTTAGTGTTGAATGGCTTATTCTTGTCAACAGCCTCGACCACATACACAGTTGACTGGTATGCAGTAGACTTACTGTTTTTCCAATGAAACTTGGCTCGCTCAGTAGCGCCTACCTTAGTGTCATTAACCACAAAGTAAATATCTTCGCTTACTTGAATTTCCCATTCAGAGGACAATGTATTGCCAGCCGATGTAGTAATGTAACTATTCTTAGGCTTGTTTGTAGAGCAGGCAGCATAACTACGGTTCTTGCTGAAACTACGAACCACAATATTGTACTTGCTTGCCAAGTCACTAACAGGCATTTTGAAAGTTTTCAGTGCATTCCAACGATTGGTAGTAGGAGAAAACAATTCAAACTTAGTGTCGATGGTATACTTAACCACAGCTTGAATGAACAAATTATCATTGTGACGCTTTGACAAATAAAGAGCACGATCCCACAAGTTGGTAATCTTGTCAGCCTCTATAGCAATGTGGATTGCCAATTGTGCATTCAATGCTACCAATTTGTTTTTGATAGCCTCAATAGTTTGAGGAATGTAACTCAAACCTTCACGACTTGCTTGAAAATCAAGTTCGCCAATATTGAATTCCATTACCAGACCACAATTCAACAGACCATGCAGACCACCAAGAGATTTTTCTGCGTTGGGCACTTCGATGGGATACTTGATGTTACCCATGATAGCATAGCTACGGTTGTTGCCTTCAGAAGAATAGTGAACACCAGGAATGATATCCTTTTCCTTGTATTCAGGATCTTTGAATTTGAAATCAGCGTAGCCCGAAACTACTGGACGCAGTTTGAAGTATTCGTACACATGACGAGCCTCTTGACGGAACTTGTCAAAGTCGTAACGTTCTTCCACAGCAAACCGAACCTCAACACCTGCTGGTTCAGTAGTTTGTTCATCCATCATTTTAGCGATAGACGGAACACCTTGCTCGTTGATGAAGGCTGTGTAAATACCTTTAACGCCGTCTTTAATCGCTGTAACGGTGAAGTTGTCGGTATAGGAGAATGGAGACTTGCTACCGAGACCCAACGCACCGATAAATTCATTGGACGCTGTTTTGGTACTTTCAAAATAAGTGGTGTAGATGTTGGTGACTTGGTCGTGCGAGAGACCAGTACCATAGTCTCGGATTGAGAACCAGGGTTCGAGACTGTTGGGGAGGTGAACATCAAAGGGGGTGTCTTGCTTGCCAGCTGCCGTATGTGAGTCCACTGCATTGCAGGAGAGTTCTCGGACGATTGCTCGGATTTTGTTTGCATACAAACCTGAGGACAGAATGTTGAAAGCCTTCGCACTATTGCGAATGCGGAACTCACCAATCTCGCCCACGTTGGACATGATTGCTTCGTTTTGGGGTGCGGCGTTGATAATCATTTAAAAATTCCTGTGTGTGTGTTAATTAGTTGCCAGCGTAGATAGAAACATACTCTTGACCTTCATCCAAGTCAAAAGGACCGCATTCACTGACTTCATCGGAAATATATGCAGACGACAATTGACCACAATCACCTGATGCGCCGTGACGATAGAAAACTTGCTTGTCGCCATGACCTTCGGCTTGAAGTTTCTGAAGATTTTCGATGAATTTAGTCAGTGTCATTTTAGTTCCTATGTTTCAGTGTCAATACAAGTATTGTATCAGAGTTTGGATTTATTGTCAAATTATAGGGTCATGCCAAATTCGGGTGCGTCCTGTTGAATACCTGGCCAAATATAATCCAGATCAACTTCTGTCCATGTACCACGGGCCAATAGCGCCACTTTTTTAGCAAGAGTTGCCTCAGTGTAAACTCCAACCACTTCAGAAGTAGAGTAATCTTCACGGGAAAATCCTGAACCAGCCCGGTGAACGACATAAACTTTCATTTCAGGTCCTTAAACGTAAAAATCAGTCTTAAAACCAAGTTTGTTATAGACACATTCACGGACTGCGGTGTCAGTAGCCTCGCCGAAGTCTTCTGGGAAACGCTCAGCCAAACTACGGAGTTCAGCAAGAACTTGGGGCCAAGTCATATTGAGTACTTTAGCACTACGCACGATTGCGTCAACTGCATCGTCACCGAAACCTGTGTACATTGAGTATTTTGCCATTTTGTAGTCCTTTAGTTAACTGTCTATGTAATGATTATATACCCAAAACGATTTATTGTCAATCCTTTTTGTTCAGTTCCTTCAGTGTTTCCTGATGTTCAAGGCGACTGAGGGTGATAGAATAAAAGAGGTAACCGAACCAAGCAAATAAGCCTAGACCTAGTGCATTGAATAATACAATAGCACTAAAGTTCGCTATAATGAAGGCGACGATTGCCGCACCAGCTAACGACAGTACAAACAAACCGACAGTTTGCAGTAATGCTTTTTGTTTAAGAGAGAGTTTCATTTTGAGTTTCCTTAGTGAGAATAGAACCGGTGAACAATGTGCCACCGTATGCTTGTTGATAAGTTTCTGCTACAGCCTTGATAAAGAAAGTGAATACTTTACCATTACCTGTAATCAACGTGAATTTCATACTTCCAATTCCTTATCGTTTCAATACATGTATTGTATCAGGAAATGGATTTATTGTCAACCGGGGCTAGTTACCTCTTGCCATGAGCATCGATATTTGTCCCAAAGTTCACCAGTTGGTGCAAAATCCTTAAAAGATATTTTAATGTTTTGTCCTTTTAAGTTAGCGTATGCCTCATGAGGTATCTTCATAAAATACAATCTATGAAAGGTTTCCCCTCTATAACAAAGGCACACCCTCAATGTTCCTATTTTGTTTTCGATACCAATTGTTGCCTGCCGTTGAAAGCTACTAGTGTACCTGCCTGCCATTGCAAATTTAGCATCGGTGCCGTCTAGGAAGTCTTTACCTTTTTGATTTCGTTTTTCGCATAATGAGGTGTGGGGCATATGTTTTGCTAATACTTTTTCCCAAAAATAACCTGCGCTATTTTGATCTTCAAGTAACCGAGTGAGTTCATGCTTGCGCAATACGTCTTCATTATACAAAGTTTCAACTAATTCGTGCAAAAATTTCATGTATTCTTCCTATCAGGAATTGGATTTATTGTCAACCGTGCTTTAGAATCATGTAGGTGAGTTCAGGGCCGCCCACTAGTACACATTGACTTGTGTACTTTAGATACCCTTCATCCTGACGATAATTTGAAAACAAATTAACTACACGAACCTGCTTGGGTGTGATCTTGATGACTTTACCCACATACAAACTATTGTGATGGCAGAATCCAACATAGTCATCAACCTTGACCTCACGACCTAGCAAGTCTCGGTGATCTTCGGGTGAAGCTTTAGTACTCATTTTTGTTACGGTGTTTCTGTTTACGATTGTATTCAGACTTTTTAGACTTCACAACCTTAGGTTTGAACGGTGTGTTGTCATCAAAAAGCACACGATGGGCACGATGTTTCATCGGCTCGATTTTGAAGGATATTATTTCTCGTTTCATAACCCATATTATAGCATGAGTTTTATTTAGTGTCAACCAATGGTCAGTTCAATACGCTTGATGTTTTTGATAGTGAAACTACGCCACTCACCTTTTTCCAAATCAAAAACACGCAAAGCCTTTGTGCTATCGGATTGCTTGCGAGACTTAGCATCTTCTTTGATAACGACAGGTGGCAATTTGCTTTCTTCCAATGTACACTTCATCACCCGTTCAGTACCATCGACTTTTGTGAATGTGATCTTAGCCTCTGTGGTTGGGAGAATACTCTTCAACCAATTGAAAATTTGTTTTTCCAACTTGTCATCAATCTCAGCAGGAATAGAGGGTGCGGTAAATTCAGTTGTCATTTTATTCTTTCCAAGGTGTAAAAAATGTTTCGATCTTTTTATCTTTAGACCAACTTTTAGTGTAATCATTATCAATGTCACACAAAGCCAGTGCTTCTTTCTTTGAGACTACACGATGGCTAACAATCGTTTCATCTAGGTGTTCTTGTGAAAATTCTTGTGCCTCATTCATAGTCACTGTATCCAGTGCCCATAATGATTTGTCATTGTTATAGTTATCGGTGCCGACAGGCACTTCAACTACATAACGCATACGAAACATAGAAACAGTTTCAACAAGAACCAATTGTGTTTTTTTACTCATGTTATCATCCTAATTAATCCAACAGTGTCAATAGTAGTCAGCAATATATAGTTAGCCAACATACCAAAAGATTTCCTAGTCCAACTAGCCCAAGCATACATAGCACAGCCAAGAATCCAAGCAGGATAAAGAGTGAGTAGCGGAGGGTTGGGGACTGTAAGTGCCATAGTAATACTGCACCCGATGCTAATAGCCCAAGCAATAAGCTCAACAATAAAGCGAACTCGGTGAGATTTAAAGTCATCCCGTATCCATTCTAATGTTCCTATCAATATTGAAATCATGGAAGCTCGGTGCAAGTTCTTTCGGTATAAATTCTACCATCAGAAGTTCGCATTTCTCGCCACTCTGTACACTCTACGATTGGTGGAGGTGGAGTAACGATAACCTCACGTGGGCGATTCATATGGTCAATGATAATCGCAGTACCGACACCTCCGATAATAGCAGGTACTACCCAATCACCACGATTGTTATGATAGTGACGATGCGGGGCAGGTCGTACTGGTCGTACCGGATAGTGATAGTGGTGATGTTGTTGAATATGTTGGGCGTTTGGTCGATGGTTATGCTGTGCCTGCGCAGGCAACATAACTGCTAAAAATGCAAAACCAACAATAGCATAAATTTTATTCATTTGTAATTCCTTTGTGATGGTCGATTGCTTGTTGTAAAACAATCTCGACCATTTTATTTAGTGTGATATCACGCTTATGTGCTTCCATTGCCAACTTGAGAATTACATCATCATCTAGATCGACCGGAACAACAATTCGTTTGTCAAACGGTAGATTGTTGAACACCGCATGTGCCTTTTCTAAAAAGTCTTCACATACTTCCAACTCAGTGTAGTTGGTATTGTCCCAAGCATGAAAGGGTTCTACTTTCTTTTCTTTACACTCGTTGATGAATTGTTCGCGAAATTCTGGATTCAGAAATCGATATGGACCTGGCAAGTTGTCATCACCGTCAGGCTTAGCACTAACATCGGCTTGATATACGGTTTGAGATACGGTGTCAAAGATAACCGATCCATGTGCATACTCAGATTCAAAATCCAAGTATCGTGCATTGGGACCAAACGATTGCCATTGATACTCGCTACCGTCTGTAATTCGGTGACTGAAACATTCATTAAATTTACTTAGATGCATGATGATTCCTATATTTTAGATGTTACATTGTACTTCAATATCCGTTAGATGTCAAATGATTTGGGAAGGATTGGATGTTCATTCTTCAACTCCGAGATGTTCTTTTAACGCTTCAAAATCTTCCTCACAGCCCAAGCCACCATTTTCTTTGGCCCACAGATAACATTCTTTCACAATCAACTCGGCGAACTTTTCCTTGTCAAAGTAGAATGTTGGAGTAGGGTGCCCGTCATTGCCAGGGAGATATTCCTCTCCTCTGATAGTAGCTTGTTCAATAAGTTCCTTGATTCGTTCGTTCATTTTAGAATCCATCTTTGATCAAGATTGCCAGGCCCATGATGATAACGGGCAACATAACGATAACAAGATTAGTAATTGCGGTCATGCCATTTCCTTAGAGATTTTCTTTGCACGGATTTTTTGAGACAGTGTGGGCGTTTCATACTTAGTATCCCAGCCCCAACCCTTAGCATTGTCCTCGGGTTCTTTTTCATACAGTTTGTAAGCCTTGCGAGCCATTGAGGCTGTCTTGAATTCAATCTCAGTGACTGAACCATCTTTGTATTCAATGTAGAAGAATGCACCTGACATGTTTGCTCCGTTGTTTGACTGTCTAAGACTCTATTATATGCCCGAACCGAATTAAAGTCAACCTTTGATGTAGTCGAACAAGTGCGCCTTATCGTAAGCATTTTTTACTACAGGAAGATTGTTACGCCAAATTGCAAACTTTGTTATTAATCGTTCTGTCTTATCAAGTAGTTTGGTTCCTATTACTGGAACAGGACTGATAATAAGGGCCAGAAGACACAAAAGTATTACAAAAGGAACCATTGGAATAGTAATCATCCAAAAGATAACATTTAGTTTAAGTTTAGGATTTATTCTCATTTGACTCCGAATGTGTTAAGTGCAGGTTGCAATGTGTTAATCAATTCAGTCTCGCGGCTATGAGCAGGACGCTTGCCGCGTACAACTTCAACAGTACCAAAAACAAAACGCTCGGCACCACGCTCACGCAATGCACGGCTCAGACCCCAATCTTTGTTTTCAGCGAGGGCCCTCTGGAGATGTTTCTGCATCCTGCGATTCAATGTTTTACGCACATTGCCTTTAAAAGACAGCACGGTCAATCCAATGTAATACTCAAGTGTTACAGTATCTTGAATATAATACAAGATGTGATTGCGGTCAGTTCGGCGTTTTCTTGAGTTCATGCATGAATTATAACGCCAAATTCATTTATTGTCAAGTTTTGGGATAAATAAAAGTGAGGGTCACGGAATTGCAGTTCCCACCCTCTCTAATGCTAAAGTTTTACAAAAGGAGCACCAGCATGAATATTTATTCAGAAACCAATTACCGCAAAATATACGAACAAAATAATGGTCCTATTCCAAAAGATACTGATGGTAGGAGTTATGAAATTCATCACATTGACGGTAATCATAATAACAACGATATTAATAATCTTAAATTAGTTACTATCCATGAGCATTATGATATTCATTATGCTCAGGGTGATTACGGTGCATGTCATGCAATGGCAATTAGATTAAAGAAAACACCTAAAGAAATTTCAGAATTAGCACGATTATCTAATCAGAAAAGAGTCCAAGAAAATAATCACAATTTTATTGGCGGCGATATTCAAAGAGAACATAATAAGCGTAGAGTTAAAAATAGAACACACCATTTTGTCGGAGATACTAATCCAGCTATTATCAGAGTTAAAGAAAAAACACATCATTTATTAAAAAGACCCGATGGTTCTTCAATATGCTCAGATAATGTTAAAAATGGAAAACATGCAACACAGAAAAAATGGATTTGTCCTCACTGCGGACTAGAAGGAAAAAATGCCTCGGCTGGTAAGCGTTGGCACTTTGATAATTGCAAGTCAGTTATCAGCCCTGAATAAAGTATCGGTCCTAGCGTCCCTGAGGTAGTAAAATGAGTACTTTAGTTTCAGAAAAATGTAGTACTAAAGTATTACCATAGATGCGGTTCGTGTGTAGGTACATCTTTTAGGATCATGACAATTTCCGTTTGCTCAGAATACACCAATCCCATCGCTTCTAAAATGTCGCGGCGTTCTTCTGCTGGCTTTTTCAACCATTCTTTAACAACTTCATAAGAGCCATGAGTTACCCCATTTACCAAATGATTCATGATCCACGATACTGTTTTCTTCAATGCAACTATTGTATTTGCAGGATGACTTCCACTTATTGCCGACATAAAATCATTTGCAAATACTGCATTCCAGAAGCCGCCGGGATGAAAACCATGAACAAGATAATTGAAAATAGGATCGGCGTATTCTTTTGGAACTTCGTATTGTGCGAAAGTTTCTAACAATTTATTTCTACTATGTGCTGTCAATGTCACGGTCAATGTCATACAAACCTCGCTACCAAATTGTTTACAAATTCATCCGAGCTATCACCCAGGTCGTGGTCTTCACAGAATACAGCAACATCACCGAACTTGGCAAGCTTCCTACCGGCGGTGTCGTTGTCACAAACGGCTACTACTTTTCTATTCAACATGAACAGGAAGTTTTTCAAGTCTGTGCCGGTGTTATTACTGAGGACTGCAAGGGCACTGTAGCCCTTTTCAGTGAGCCTACATGCATCGAACACCCCCTCAGTCAAGAAAACAACATGGGGTGACAAATGTAAACTTTCTACTCCCCAAACACCCAGTGTAGGTTGCTTTCGGTATGTGAAATACTTACCCGATTTTGGATTGTTGTTTGGTTTCTTTTCGCCCTCTGGTCTGTATTGTTGGTAGCCAACAACTTGACCGCTCAAATTGTACAGGAAGAATGTAGCAACACGCTCAACTTCGTCAACCATTGGACGATGCAACTCAAGATTGAGGTGTCTGTCTTTGAGGTGTTCTGTAACTGTCTTCATGCTCACAGTATAACATTTTGGGCATTTGTTGTCAACCTTTATAATTCAAAACCTGCTCTAATATGAAGTTTTCTTTTTCTGCTACATCTATCTCCCAAGGTAATTTACTCCATTCTTGTACTGTGGGAATCTTTGGTGCATAATATATTTTACTATTCCAAAGAAACGATCCGTCTCTTCTACCAGATAATTTACCAGTATAAGTTTGATTCAAATGAAGTAATTCATGTATCAATGGAACAATAACTTCTTTTACTGATAACCCTTCGTGCAATCTTATTCTATTTTTATAACGCTTATCCAATAAGGTTTCACCGTATATTGATTGTGATAATAATCGAAACTCTACTTCTATAGAATCTGGTATTTCTATAATACTAGAAACTATACGGAAAACATTTTCTACTACTAACTCTCGGTTTCTATCATACTTGTCGCTGGAATATATAAACTTAATCATAGTTATATTTAGCCACAAAAAAAGGGACCTAAGTCCCTTTTTGTAAACGCTCTATTTCGTTGGCGGCTTCTTCTAATAAGTTGGCAATTTTATCAGGTGCACCTTCTTCTACTGATTTTCTATTTGGAATCTGTCTGCGAATCTCAGCACGTTTCCTGAGACGGAATACTAGGCTTTGTTGTGCTACTGGTAAATGTGATTCGTCAATCATTCTTCAACTCCAAAAAAGTGTTCTCTAACAGAGACATAACTATCAACACCACATTGAACATAACCATCCCAATGTGTGTCCTTCATCATTTCCTTATCTTCCATTACAGGCTTATATTCTTCTTCAATTTTCTTTAGGCATTCTCGCACAATCAACTCGGCGAATTTTTCAAACACTACTTGAGAATCTGGTGGAACATAAACTTCCCAATCCTCGTAACCTGATTGTTTCTTGGCCTGATATTCTGCTCGTTCGATAAGTGATTTAATTTGTTCGTTCATAAAAACCACTCCATGTAAATCCAAGCCACAATGCAAGCAACATTAAACCATACAGCAAACAATATCATGTAGAGCATCACCTGAGCCCGTCGCCCTGCTTGTTCACCTTCGTTCATTCTTCTACTCCAAAATGTTTTCTAATCTTATTGGCAATGATAGCACCCATATCATCTTCTCTATGACTTGATCCTAGCGCAAGGTCGATGCATTCGTAAGCAATCAACTCAGCAAACTTTTCGTAAACTTGCTGACTGAATCCTTTTATATCTTCTACTGCACAATTTTCAATATCAATTGGTTCATTGAAAGCCTCTTGTTGCGCCTGTATATGAAGTTCTCGAATTCGTTCATTCATGGATGCGGCCCTCTTCCCATGTAATAATCTGCCAATCGTTCCTCTTGCAGTTCCTGCATTTCTGGAATCATCTTTTCCAACACTTTGAGAACCTTTTTCAGTCTACCTGGCTTATCACCAAAGGCAAAGATAATGGCTCTACGAATATCTAATTCTTCATGACTTTTCATTTTTGATTCCTTACCATGTCATTCCATTCATTCACACTACGACCCTGCATTTCTATGATGTGGTGATACCCAGCAAACTTTACAAGTATAGGATACCAAAGATGGTCCACATATCTTGGAATTACTCTCACTGAGGTCATTCTACTACCTTATATTGTGAAAAAGGATACGTTTCAATCAGCCACTCTAATAGTTCTTCACTGTAGGGCAGTCTGATTGAATCGTATTTGTTTGTAATGTAGGTCATAGTGCGTGACTCCTCAGTTTAATCCAAAAGAACTCTTTCATATCAACTGGAGTATTATTTTTCTCGGTACGTCGATTTTTAATAAATTTAACACCGTGATCTTCTTCTGACCACATCCTATCGGAAAAAGCCTTTATCTCCCAAAGGCGGTGAACAGGTACAGGTCTAATCACGTTGTCGGCATCGTAGATAGCAAGGTACTTGTGCCCATACTTCTCTACGAATGTATCTGAAATTTCAAAAAACACATTCATCAGTTACCCTTAGACATTTATCTACCTACTGCAATCAATCGTACACGAAGGTTATTTAAACTTGACTGGATAGTCATAAGTTCTGCCAACGCTTTAGTATAGTGTCCATTAGGATGTTTATCATGTCCTAATTTACGATCCACACCCAGAGCCATTTTAACACTGGCAATGGCTGTATCAACTGCTTCAATTCGTGCTTCAAGTTTTTCTAAATCTGTCATATCATCCCCACTTTAACATAAAGAACACAGCGTCCTTTTCGTTTTTAAATCTATACTCAAACGGTCCAGTACTCCAGCGAGGATTATTATATCCTTCGTTTCTGTGTCCAAAACACTTTGAGCACCACTCTGTCATTTCGTCCTTGTCTTCCCACCAATCACCGCCTGAATAATATACAGTGTATTTTTGAGGAGCAAGTTCTTCACGCACTCGCATCTCAAGAGTCCGAGGTCTTCGTTTTCCACTCATCCAGCTAAAGGTACTCATAGGATACATGCTCTCTATGTCGTAGTTAACAATCAAGAGCCTGTACCTACAAATCGACTGGCTTCGGCGTGCAAATCTGCGTCACCCTTAGTCATCACAGCCAATAACAATCTCTTTTCCTCCAAGTAAGTCTTGGCGAAAGCTGGATCGTGAGCCATGATGCTACGGCTGTTGCTGATCAAATCTGCCAACTTGATAGTCTGTGCTTCTGCAGGAGCTTCGGCAGTGTGAGCACGATCCATAGCCTTACGAACTGCACGATTGCCATCTTCGGGCTTGCTAACGTCAGTTAACCAGCCAACCAAGGTAGCGATATCGATACCAAAAGCCATATGGATGTCAGTGTATGTGCAACCAGTGTCTTCCACAACATCATGCAACCAAGCAGCCGCAACCATGTCAGGAGTTGAACCTGGAACACCTGCTACGATCTTGGCAACCTCTGCAGGGTGGACGATGTAGGGTTCGTTGGTATACTTGCGCCTCTGTCCAACAGCCGCATGAGCAGCCATGGCATAGACTTGGGCCTTACGCACAACGTCCATGCCACTTTGATCCATTGTGAAGTTTTCCATACTGTTCTCCTTTAATCTAAGAACCAAACTCGACCTTCGTCAACAGTCACTTCGCCGGAGAAGTCACCTTCGTACTCTCCGCCGTTCTGAGAAACCATTATTTCCATTTCCCCGTCTAACTGAGACAGCAATTCTATTAATTCACGTACCAACATGTCTATCTCCTTTAATCAATCTAAGTATAGATTATATGCCCAAAATGATTTATTGTCAACCTTTAGACTGATACTGTTTCACAGAACCAACCTTCACGTTCAATCTTACGCTTTGCGGACATCATAGTCTTGCGATGTGCAATGAACTCAGGTGTCAGTTTAGCGTGGATGCCACCCATTTCCATCATTGCCAGCAGTGCGGCGTCACGCTTTGCATACGTCTTAATTGCGTTTAGGGGAATCATGAATTGACGACCAGAGCCATCAGCGTTTTTGAAAGCTGGGCTAGTGTACAGAATTTTGAATTTCATTTCGATCTCCTTTAATCAATCTATACATGTATTATATGCCCAAAACGAATTAAAGTCAACCTTTGAAAAGTAGTACTTTATACTACCCTAATTTCAGTGAACCCTTCATCTAATGTAGGTTCTTCCCAAGAGCCAATCATGCTATAGATAACATGATCCGGAATTTCCTTGCCGGGACGATTCATCAATCTACGCATAAGTTCTGTATGCTCGGGTGTGCGAAACACTATAGCAATATGCTCATAGTCTGGCAACATGTTGAACTTGCGAGCACGACTCTTAACAGTAGTACTAGTTTGATCCCAGATAATATCTCGACCCATTTCACGTGCCGCAATGACTTCTTTCGCCATTAAGTCTACCGCAGTGGGCATAAAATCTACAAACACTTGAGAATAGTTACGACCTACTTCCTTAGCATAAATTTCAACCCACTTGTCTGTACTAACTTTTGCACAGCTTAGGGCCCAGTCTTGTTTGTCAATCCAAGTACTCTTACCTGAACCGGGCACTCCTACTAACTGATAACACTTTGGCATTCTTACTCCTTAGTGGTGACTACGAATCTCACCCTTCAATGCATCCTTGACCATGTAGTCAAAGTTGCTAACCACTCGACCAGTAGCGTCAAACGCAACATCACGGGCACGATACTTCTCCATGCCAGTTGGCTTACCGTGTACATGTCCATAGAAGTGAACCGCACCACGGTGCATTTGGTCCCACTCCCAGATAGGATAGTGCATCATAATCACTGTAGTACCTTCATGTACATAACGCAAGTAATTATGAATCTCCTGGAATTCTCTACGGAAGCTAGGGTCGTTCAACAACTTGCGGTCGTGATTTCCCTCAACCAAAATCTTAGTACCGTTCAATCGGCGCAATACAGCTACTGCATCCTTAGCAGGCAAGAATGCAAAGTCACCAAGAATAAAAACTTCATCCTCAGGCTTCACATCCCTGTTCCACTCTTGTATCATTACTTCATTCATGTGCTTTACGTCAGTAAAGCCTGCCCGTGTTACTGGGCAAAACTTCATAATGTTTGCGTGACCAAAGTGCAGGTCACTTGTAATCCATTTTGTCATTTTCTTTTTCCAATCTTGCTCACAACATCAGCCTTGCTGGTTTGCAGTTGATTCAGGAATCTGCGATAGACACGCAATGCGGCGATGCTCATTGGGTCATCTTTAGCTTCAAGTTCCTGAATACGGTCTTGTAATTCTTTCTCTTTAGCACGATGACGTTCAACATCGGCTTTGAGACCTTTGGCGTCTTGCCAAAAATATTTCAACATATCGTGCTCCTTTCTTAAAAATTAAACTCGTTCTTTTTTTACTCTACCGATACGTGCTGACTTGTCCCAATCGTACTTTATTCCATCTGGGCACTTGCCGTCTTTGACGGAGTCAACGCCAAACATACCGCATACTTCAAACCCGTGACCCTTGATAGTCACAAACTCGTTCATTGCCTTGGCCTTGTGCATTGCTTCATCCAATGTCGTTACATCAAATGCTACAACCTTACCTTTTACATTATACATCAATATTCCTATTTTTACATTTATCAAAGTGCCATTGAATCATTGAACCACCGCCCCCTGTTTTACCGCAATGTGGGCAAGTGATTTTCTCTTTTGGTTTTCTCAAATTTTCCTTAAACTCTTCGGTTCTTTTTATACCTGCGCTTAACATTTTTTCAGAAATTTTCTTCTTCAAAGATACTGCATCTTCCCCGTGAATATCATTATATGACTTTCCCTTTAAAGGAGATTCTCCCATAACTTGAAGTGCTCGTTTTTGTTTTATTTTCTGCCTGGTATCATCAGTTCGGCTATATAACCCTGTTCTTCCTTTATTCCACGGTGGTGCTGATCTTCTGAATTGTTGTTCATTGTGACAGCAATGTTCGTTCAAGAGTAATGGTTCATTCCAGTGCTCATGAATCAATTTTTGCTCAAATGAATACGCATCTTTACCAGTCTCAAATTCTGCTACGATAGTCCATTCAAAATTGTCAAAGTTGTCCTTAACTGCTTTTGAAGAACTCTTATATAACGGAAAATCAATTTCTGGTATCCTATTCAGTTTAACATTCGCCTCACGATATCCTATATAAAAATGACCAGTGATTTTGTTAGTACAGCGATAAACATACGGTTTTGCTTTAGTTGGATAAGTATTCATGATTTCTCCTATATACTTATTTATCCCAACCAAGCACTTTTATCATTAATTGTCGTTCCTAAAAGTTCTCCAGTCATCGACATTCGGTTTCTCATCCTCATCGTAGGTCCAGCCGAGGGCGCGCATCATGCGATGCTTGACCAATAAGTTTGGACTGCGAAATCTACCAGTGTCATCAAAACCCATCATGACACCTACTTCACACACTGCACCACTGCGACAGATACCTGCAAAGCAATGAACAACAACATTCATTCTATTGTCTTTGGCATGTTGCAATAATCTAACCAATTCGTTTGCTTGCTCCTGACTGCAACGCATTGCCTCGTCAAGAACAATATCATTCTTTTCTACATCCAAGAATTCAAAATTGTGAATCTCTTTGAACTTGTGAGCAGGAGTTGGTCTCCAGCTAGCTGGGTCAACAATGCTAATTAGCATACTATTCTCACCGGCTTCGTGATGAAACCTAGTAGGTATATCTGCCGCCGCTACGTTTTCAATCCACATTTTTTATCTCCTATACTAGTATTATACTCCCAAACTTATTTAATGTCAAATTTTAGATATGGGAAAAGGTGTTGTATTTCTACAACACCTTTGGGGGTTACGTTAGCACTTTAACATGCGTAACGATAGTTCATAATTGTCTTGAGCATGACGCCTTCTGGAGTGAACTCAGAAGGATCCGCACCTAGCAAACTTGCCATGATGCTTGGGCTAAAGCCAGAGACTAGAGCCGCACCAGACTTGTCTGACTTGACAGGACTGTTACCAGAACTGTTCAAGTTCCAGAACACTACGCTAGGCGCAGTGTAGCCGGCTTGTTCGTACTTGCGTTGGATCATTTCCATTGCAGAATCATCGTGGGTTACACATTGATTAAACTGCATGTCAGAAAGGATCAATAACATCTTAGGCATGTCACTTTCAGGAACAGAGTTCTTGACTGCAACACTTAGGATCTTGTCCATAGCCTTGTGCAAGTTAGTGTCCATTGCCCACTTAGATTGAACCATTTGGTTGATCTTCTGAACGATATCACCCTTTAGAGTAATCAGTTCAGGAGTACCACTGAAAGTCAAGAATGTGTCCTTGAACGCACCCCTGTTCTTGTCAGCTAGGTATAGACCAAGTGAAACAGAAACGTCCAAACATGTTACAGAACCAGTTCCGCCTGCTGGGCAAGTCATAGAACCAGATACGTCTACCAATGGTAGAATGTTTGCATCGTTCATGTAGTTAGGCAATGCATCCCATTGTGCGGTTACGTGATCCAATTCGGTCTTACCCAAAGTAGAACGGCCGTACGCAGAGATTAGACCCTTCAAGACTTCATGAGGGAACACTGCCGAAGCATTGACCTTCACAGTCTTGTCACCACTAACCAACTTAGCCACATATTCAGCGAATGTAGTAGAATGACGGTTGAACGCCTTCTTGTAGATTCGTGATGCCTGTGAAGGCACATGACTGAAGTTGATGTTATCCCAATCATTCGCACACATTTGTGTTTCAACAACCTTAGTCATTGCCACAAGTTGCTTACGATATTGCTTAGGAGTCATTCCGAAGAATTCACGGATTTCACGTGCGACTTCACCCTTACGAGGAGTCCACTTAGCTGCCAAGCCATTCTTTTCACGAAGGGCGTTACCCAACATGGTGTAAGCCTTGGCCTTCATGTCTTGAGTCTTAAAGACAAACAAGTCATCGTAACGACCGATTTCTGGCACCTTTGTCATAAGACGAGTTGCCGATTCAGGATCGGTATTTTCCAAGTGAGTCAAAATGTCACGGAACAGTTGACGTTCACCTGCACCACCACGTACATCACGTGCCCACAATGCCACACGCAATGCTAGATCCTTGTTTTCGACCATAGCGGCAGTGAATTGAGGGATGATGTTCTTACCACGGCTTGCACCGATGTTGTAGAACAGATCAACCACTGAGTTAGCGGTTGACTTACGAGCCTTCATACCGTTTGTAGTACGGGCTTCTTGGTTTGCGACTGCGTTTACAAATGCGTTCATTTTCTTTTCCTTTGTCAGAATGTGTTTTGTTTTCAGATATTGGTTGAAATTTAAATTTGCTGTTAACATTCTATGTCTCTAGCAGGATGAGCGTAACTGGTGTTTTTATTTTCTGGTCAGCCTTTCCCCTGTATATCGGTTCAGTTACCTTGACCCTATCAACGATTCACGTTGACTATCTAAACTTGTGTCTGCGTTAGAAACATAGTATGTCTTTCCATGCTGTCGTCTATTCCTTCAATGTCTAGTTTCCTAGAACAGTATTTCTACTGTGTCCTGCAACCATCTTCTATAGCAGTTAGTTCAGATTTAATGTTTAATTTGCTGTAATCATCCTAGAATACAAACAGGTTAGTTGTTGACTGCTTTTATTTTACTCAGGCCATCACTCTGAGCTTGTTAGTCTATTTCAATAGCAACCTTCAACGTTCTCGGGAAAACCTCCGAACTCCAGTTGACTACCATAGGGTCTAACGATCCATAGTATTATGAATATTGCTGTACCTAACCTTTTAATCATTCAATATATGTATTATACATGTATTTCGAATTAATATCAATACTCTTTGGGTATCTTCTTTGTTGCTAATCGTTTTAAGTAGTCTCTGCCAACGAGACCCTTTTCGATTTCTTGTAGTGCGGTCACGATTGGACCTGCTTTGGTAACGAGTTTTGGTTGATGACCTCGTTTTAGTTCTCTGACTCTGGCTGATGCAATCAAGACCAAATCGAACCTATTGCCTACCATGCTAACGGCATCCTCACTTGTGTATCTTGCTCTACTTTGTGTCATAGTTTCTTTCTTTGGTTAAAATGTGTTACTTTTTGGACTTAATAAAATATTTCCGGATATAGAAATTCTATAATCATCTGATGTAAAAAATGGATACACTATATGACTTAAATAACTAGGAAATATTATAATTTTACCTTCCCAAGACTTATCAATTTCTAATTTGTGTTGTGTTATTTCCCCGTTTAATTTTGAGAATATGAATTTAAATCTAGAATTAGTTTTTATATTTGATCTTTTAGTATTGAACATATTATCTTCGTCCGCAAGTGAATACGGTATACGTGTCCAAGCTACCCAACTTAAATTAGCAGAATGCGTATGAATAGGATTATATTCATTTTTTTGTTGTATATTCAACCATGAATTCATGTCATGTATTTTCAATTCATTGAATACATTAAAATACTTAGAATATTCAGAATACAATTCTGATAGAAAAATTTCAAAGTCTTTTGGTAAATCAAAACTATATTCTTTTTCTATTTGACCTGCCAACATTCTATTAACCGCTCGTATTTTTTCTTTTATAGGAAACTTGAAAGTAGATTGTTTATCAACTTCTTTCTTTACATTTTCTAAAATATCAGAAGAAATTTCTGCTAATAGAATTCCCGGATTTGGTAATTTTAATTCTTCAAAATTCATAATAGTACTTTACTGGAGCGGGTACCGAGAATCGAACTCGGGCTCTAACCTTGGCAAGGTCACAGGCTACCATTACATCATACCCGCAATTTTCGTTTCAACATGATGTAGTAGTATTTAATACCACGCCATGTTGGATACACATTAATTTCAATAATAGGAGTAACTTCTTTTGGAAAGTTTCCATAAGCACGATCAATAACATCTTTACTCTTGCTCATAATTACTCCTGTGTGTTTGGTACCTGGTGTCAGACTCGAACTGACATCGTTCTCCGTGTAAAGGAGATGCATAACCTCTCTGCGCAACCAGGCTTAATTTTATTTAGCAACCTTGTGTGCTATCTTTAATTTCTTTTTGTTTTTCTACTTGTTCAAAAGCCTCATCTTCTAGCTTTTGATCTTCTTCATCTTTTAAGTCTCTACAAAAGATTGCGTCCCATCTTGTGTCGTATTCTTTTTGCGAGACACTATATGGTCTCGGACTAGAACCTTTGCTCACTTGGAATCCTTTCGTGAGCCTCGTGATTGTTCTTTTTCAATAACAACAAAGCTACGCAAGTATGCTCCACGAGCATGATTGTCCCGAATGGTTGACGCCATACGCTTTACTGTTTTGGACACCTTAACTGCCCTTGAATCATAACCTCTGCATGTCATATTTTTTCCTTAAATAATTTTTTTGTATTTCAACCAAGGTAAAATTACCTTTTCTGTAAACTCATGATGCTGTCTAGAACTCGGGTGATCACCTTCGTGTATATCAGCAGTACCGTATACACTAGTATTTTCTACCCAACTGCCCATGCTTTTCACCGGCAAGAAATTAGTGAAGTCTATCATATCGTAGAGATGTTTGACTTCCTTGTGTTCTCTCCAAGGATTCTTAGTCAATACATAATCTTGATATGTACTAAAGAAATATCGTATATTATATTTCCCTAAGAACCACTGTATTCTTAACATGTGTTCAAATGTACTTATAGTTGCGCCCACATCATCGTAAAAATATTTGTAGTACAACTTAGCTTCTTCATTTATTACCGGTGCTTTGATACTAGCCCAGTGATGATTTAATATCACCCAATTCTTTGTAGAACCTTTGACAAAGCCAGTTGGATTTTCCATCCACTGATTATCTACACCGTCAATGTTAAATTGAAGTAATGAAGGATCAGTGCATCGAAAATCGACACGATTAGGGCCTGACCACATTACACCAACTGTTATATCTTCTGGCTTATATTTTTTTAATGCCTCGGATACAAAGTACATTACTTTTCTACTGATTAGACCATTACCTTGACTTCCTAATCCACCGCTCTTATGTTCAACATAAGAATGATTTTTTGAAAGTTCATCAAACAGATACATAGGCCATGTGTTAATGACTCCGCTAGTCGTTTCAGTAAAGCTACAGCCTGATGTTATTAGAATTTTAGACATGCTTTTACTTTATCGTATAATGAGTCGTGCGGAAAATTGATAACCAATTTTCTGTTGAACTTTTTAATATCAATATCATTGTTAGCCATTCTAGTTAAACTGTCTAATGGAATTTTCTTCAAATTGTTAACAACCTTTAGGTAGGCTCTCAATCTAATTTCATCATTATCTATCGAATCGTAGCTGTAGTCAATCCATTCTGGAAACTTAAATCCATAATGTGTTCTTAAATTTTCTACAAATCCCACTGCACTGAATGGTAGTATAAAGTGCCCTTTTATAAGGGGTACAAATGTTTTTTCAGTGATTGCTCCTACTTGATTCTGTTGATTATTAGAACCACCGATTGTTTCTACATAAACAGAAACTACACTGTCTTCATAGTACTTATTAGCAATTGGAATAAATCCAGCGCCGTCGTTAGAATAACAGTTTATAGTTTCAGTTTCTTCTGGATCTAGTAATACACCTCGTTGAAAGTCACTAAAGTAACATTCATCATCCGAAGTTATTTTTCTTAACTCCATTCTTGCATGTTCTTTGTACTCACCGGTATGAAATCTAACATTATTAGGTACAAGAAACTTTTTAGTAGGTCTAACTTCTTTTATAGTCTTTAATGCAAATGCTTTGCTACTAGAATTCTGTGTCCACAATCTACTCCACTGTAAATCGTAGTTTGAGTATTTGAAAAAATATGCCTTACACATATTAAAATAGAAATCATAAAATATATGATTAGGATAATCAATTTTGTTATTTACTGTAACATGATATACATGATCTGATACTGATCTAAAAGGATCGATTGCCATGTCAGTTACATTAAATCCTTGACTTTCCGACACATGAGTATGTGCCATAATCAATATGCATTTACCTTTTGCTACTTCATTCAAGTATTGAACTTGTTCATCTAATGATACATTGAAGTTAGAAGGAGCACCTAATTCAAACGGTGCTTTGATTATAGGTATTACATCAGCATCACGTATGTCATCAACAAATTCCCATTGATCTTGTTCTAAGTGAAATGGTAAATCATTGTGTCTAACAAAACCCATCAAAATGTCTGCACTAGACTTAGTTATAAAAATTCTCATCGTCTATTTATAGATGGTCCGAGTGGTGGGATTCGAACTCACGACCCTCTGCTCCCAAAGCAGATGCGCTAACCAGACTGCGCTACACTCGGATTGTTTGGATGCGGGTGACAGATTCGAACTGCCGATGCACCTGGCTTATGAGACCGGTGTGGTGACCACCCTACCCGCGTAATTCTTGGTGGAGGATAACAGAATCGAACTGTTGCGAAAACCTTGCAAAGGTCCCAGGCTACCATTACATCAATCCCCCAAGTTAACATACTACTTATCTCATTGTACTCCGTATGTAAGGGAGAGTTCTTTGGTGCGTCAGGTGAGACTCGAACTCACAATCCTTTCGGCGCTGGCTTCTAAGACCAGAGTGTATACCATTCCACCACTAACGCATTAAATTTATTTAGTATCTGTATGTTTCTGATTTGTAAGGACCTTCTGTCGAAACTCCTATGTACTTAGCTTGTTCATCAGTTAATGTTGTTATTATAGCACCTAATTTATTTAAATGCAACCTTGCAACCTTCTCATCCAAGTGTTTTGGTAAAACGTACATCTGACCAACTTCATATTTTTCAGAATTTGTCCAGAGTTCAACCTGTGCAATCACTTGGTTAGTAAAGCTATTGCTCATTACAAAGCTTGGGTGACCAGTAGCACAACCTAAGTTGACCAATCGACCTTTTGCAAGAATGATAATCTTACGACCGTTGCTTAGGGTAACATGATCTACTTGTGGTTTGATTTCATCCCACTTAGCGTCAGCTAACCCTGCAATGTCAATCTCACTGTCAAAGTGACCAATGTTACATACGATAGAATTTTCTTTCATCTGTAGCATATGATCTACAGTGATAACATTTACATTACCTGTAGCAGTTACAAAGATATCTGCTTCTCTACATGCTTGATCCATTGACACGACACGAAAGCCTTCCATTGCGGCTTGTAATGCACAGATAGGATCAACCTCTGTAACCCAAACTTGGGCACTCAATGCACGTAATGCTTGCGCTGATCCTTTACCAACATCACCGAAGCCACAAACGACTGCAACTTTACCTGCAATCATAACGTCGGTTGCACGTTTAATCGAGTCAACTAGACTTTCACGACAGCCATATAGGTTGTCAAACTTAGTTTTAGTCACGGAATCGTTTACATTGATAGCACGTAACTTAAATTTACCTTGTTCAATTGCTTCTTTAATACGATGAATACCCGTTGTTGTTTCTTCACTGACACCAACAATGCCAGCTAACAACTCAGGTTCTTTTTCATGTACATACCATGTCAAGTCATGACCATCGTCAAGCAACATGTTTGGAGTCCAATTATTAGGTCCACGTACAGTTTGTTCAATGCACCACCAGTATTCATCTTCAGTTTCGCCTTTCCAAGCAAATACAGGAATACCTAAATCAGCAATAGCTGCCGCGGCGTGATCTTGTGTACTGTAGATGTTACAGCTAGACCAACGAACTTCGGCGCCAAGGTCAACTAGTGTCTTGACCAAAACGGCTGTTTGTATCGTCATGTGTAAGCTGCCTGCAATTCTTGCGCCACTGAGTGGTTTCTGTGACAAGTATTCGTCACGAATTGCCATCAATCCGGGCATTTCACCCTCAGCAATTTCAATCTCTTTGTGGCCCCATTGAGCCAATGTTATATCTTTTACTTTGTAGTCCATGTGTTCTTTCTGTATATTTGGAGCGGGGTACGAGGATCGAACTCGTCTTACTAGCTTGGAAGGCTAGAGCACAGCCACTATACCAACCCCGCATAAATATACTTATGCACATTTATGACGCTATCACAAAAACCGGACTAGTTATCCACTTATCTATGAGTGACGATCATACTTTTTATATTCTTGTTTTTGATGTTTATACCTTAAACTTAACGATGAAATTCTTCAACAACCTTGAAACCGCACTTGCGTTCATACATACATTATGATTAGTGCTGAAGAAAGTTACCGAATATTGTACGAAGGAATCAATTCGTTACCACCGTATCAACCAACCAGTAGTTGGTGTTTACATGATGGCTTTAAACCTGATCTTTTCTTGAATAAGAAAAAAGAATTTGTACTGGATAAGTTTCTTCATCCAAAATCTGTGGTAGAAGCGAGTGGATTCGAACCACCGACCTGCTCCGTATGAAGGAGATGCACTACCGCTGTGCTACGCTTCCATTAAACACTAACATCAACATTAGACCCCTTCACTTTATCATCCATAGATCCATCTGATTTATAGAAATAAAAAGTTTGGGATTGACGTTCTACTATCTTAACATCGTTTCCGCTATCGTACTTGTAGGTCTTATATGTGTCGATTGTTCGCACATTGCCACTCCAGCTTACTTGTGAGCTTATTTCAGATACTACCATCTTTTATTTATTGAATTTGTAAGTCGTTGCGTCCCTCATATCGCAACCATTTTCCCTTGTAATAAAGCCGGCAGGGTCAAGATTCGTCACTTGGGCTTTGTCCAGACGATACTCCAACTGTATTCCGATCTTCCGATCGGACGGGGATCGAACCCGCTACCTTCTACTGCTTCGGTAGTTCGAACATACCTAAACAGCGTGACTCCACTTGCTGACACTTACAAAACTTGGCGTGTGTTACAGGATTCGAACCTGCATCCCGAGGTTTTTAGGCCCCGTGTGATGGTGCCCTATCATTTATACTAAACACACATAACTTGGCGCACCGTAGGGGACTCGAACCCCTGGCCTCCGCCGTGACAGGGCGGCGTTATAACCAACTTAACTAACGGTGCTAAATTAGATGCTCTGCATCCCTCGGCGGTAATTATAGTACATCAGACCTTTGGAGTCATCACACGTACCTTCCACCCGCTTCCCGACAGGGACCGTTCTCGCATTGCTAGCGGCCTTTCGGTTCAAAGACTACCACCCGTACATATCACTGTACTTCCTATCCTGTGGGTCACAGTATCTGTTGATTAGACAGAACGTTCTTGGTGGAGACGACTGGAGTCGAACCAGTAGTGCCTTTCGGGCGGCGGATTTACAGTCCACTGGGGTTACCAATTTTCCTACATCTCCAAGATTTGGAAGAGCTACGGGGAATCGAACCCCGCTTCTCAGGATGAAAACCTGATGTCCTAACCGATAGACGATAGCTCCATAATTCTTCATTTGTAAACACACTAGTGAAATCACACTACCCCAGTTTCACGCTGAGTTCCCAGTAGCTACAGAGGCATTGTCCTCCTGTGAATAATGTGCTCACAAATAAAGAATACACTAGCCGACCCCGGGATTTTAACCCAGTATTCATATTAGTTTTGCACGAGTTTTTCGCTCGGTCAACTAGTGTATCAAAATCATATAAAAACACACAAAAGCAATACTAACCTGCAATTCTAGCTCTTTCCACGTCTTACGGCAGATGCTCAACTTAGCTGGACTTTCAAACTAATATGCGTTTTTATATGATTCCTCGCTACATGTTCTTTCACAAGATTACGGACTGTTATCACTCAGCATCATTATCGTGCTTTGTGTTGTCTTGCGAGGATATCACATTCTACAAATTTTTAATGAACAATGTTCAAAACATATCTGATAGGATGTACTTAGTACACATTACATGCTTAGGCCTCAAGGGCTTTCTCACAAACTTTCGTTCACCTCACTCCAAAGAGCTACCATTCTCATTATCGAGACAGAACCTATCAATATATTTTTAAAGAACACTGTTGAAAAGTGCGATGACTTTCTCAACTCATGCTATGATTGTATCATAGTCACGATTTATTGTCAAATTTTTGTTACCATATAGAAACACACTAGGCTACTTACCGATTTATCTCGGAATTCTTTTTCGCAAAATGTGTTTTTATATGGTAGGGGCACAGGGATTCGAACCCTGACCTGGCAGATTAAAAGTCTGCTGTGCTAAACCGTTAACACTATACCCCCATATGGTCCCTCCGCTCAGAATCGAACTGAGTCTTCTCGGATTAAGAGTCCGGTATGCTACCGTAACATCTCGAAGGGATGAATCGTAAATAATTTTCTTTTACGTGCCATCCCTGACCATACGGGGGTCAAGAATGACACTATCGTTTACCTGAACGTTTCATGTCGTTCTCCTTTTCTTTAACTTGTTGATATTATATGCTAAACAGGATTATTTGTCAAGCCTATACAAAAATTAGTTGTCTAGCTACTCACACCACATGAGCCCTAAACTGAGCAGTTACTCTGTCCATGATATTTTCTTCTTCTGGAAAGGCTATCAATCCTCACCCTAGGTAGTTTTCAGTATCCCCCAACAGGGACTGTAAGGTCAGGTCCTAGTGTACCCCCTGGTCTATCGTTACAGGGACGCACTTTCATAACGTGAAAGTGTAAGCCGGGTGTTTGGTACCCCAACCTTGACTCGAACAAGGGACCCTCGCCTTATCAAGACGATGCTCTAACCAACTGAGCTATTGAGGCATAAACATAATCAGGATGCATTTTTACGTTTTCAATTAAAAGTTGAGTGTATAAATTTGCTGTTAGCATCCTTGTTCTGGCGGAAGCGGTGAGATTCGAACTCACGGGACGCTTTCACGTCCGGCAGTTTTCAAGACTGCTGCCATAGACCACTCGGCCACACTTCCATAATTTTGGAGGTTCGAGTCAGATTTGAACTGACGGTTTTACGGATTTGCAATCCGTTGCATTGGACCACTCTGCCACCGAACCATTGTTTTGGCGGAGACGGTGAGATTCGAACTCACGGAGCCACGTTTTAGCGTGACTCGACAGGTTAGCAACCTGCTGCCTTAGGCCACTCGGCCACGTCTCCATAAACGTTTGGTGCCTCCCCCGGGACTCGAACCCAGAACCAACGGATTATGAGTCCGCTGCTCTAACCAATTGAGCTAGAGAGGCATTTAAACCATTATAGAAACACATTTAAACAGTCCTTCAACGGTTAGTCGCTATCTCCCTTACTACTCGGGCGGATCTGTATGTGCTTCTATAATGGTGCTCCGAGCCGGACTCGAACCGGCACACCTTTCGGCGAGAGATTTTAAGTCTCTTGTGTCTACCTATTTCACCATCGGAGCAAAATCGTAACTATGTATTTTTAAAGATCGTTGTTAAGAAGTGCGATGACTTTCTCAACTCATGTAATGATTGTAACACCATCACGATTTATTGTCAAATTTTATTTTGTACTACTTTTGTTTGGCATCCCCTGAAGGACTCGAACCTTCACTAACGGTTTTGGAGACCGGTATGCTGCCATTACACTAAGGAGATATATCTTGGCGTGACTAGAGGGATTCGAACCCCCGACCGTTTGCTTAGAAGGCAAATGCTCTATCCTACTGAGCTATAGTCACATTATTTATATTATAACAAGGGTTTGATTACTAGTCAAATTGTTTGGCTCCCCAGCGTGGGCTCGAACCACGGACCAATTGATTAACAGTCAACTACTCTACCACTGAGCTACAAGGGAATAAATTTTTAATAACTTTTACCTTCTTGATATCTTTGCCGTCTACTGTGTCTGCCTTTGCCCCTATTCTTAGACTTGTAAGTAGGAGTCTGGCTGTGACAATTAGGACACAATAATATCAAGTTTTCTTCTGTCTGATTCAAAGAGTCGCCATCCTTATGTTCAATTTCTAAGGATATCGGTTCTCCTTGCCAACTATCAATACCGCACTTACAGCATTTGTTTTCAAATTTAGTAAACAAATATCTGCGTACATATCCACTTATCTCACCTTGACCCTTAGCACCACTTTGGTTGCCTTGTTGCCATTCAGTAATGTAAGTTTTGTACTGATATTCTTGTTGACATTTTGTATCACAGTACTTGTTTGTCTTGGCATGAGACCAAGTACAATCTTTTCCGCAATTCAGACATTGGTAAATTTTCATTGGTTGAGCACTCCTATATTACTATTTATGCTCAACCGATAAAAACTTAAATTTTGGTGCTCCCTGTCGGATTCGAACTGACCACCTCCGCATTACAAGTGCGATGCTCTACCAAATGAGCTAAGAGAGCGTTTGTCTTTCAACAAAATTATTTAGTGAGTATATCAGCCTGACAATTTTTTGTCAATCATCAGGCTGACCTCATTCTACGACAACAGAATCCTGCTATGCTTTGGAACACCTGCAAGCAAGTATTCCATTTGATCTGCTAGGATCGTGCGATGTTGCAGAATCATGTTTTCGTAATGGTTGGGTGCATAGGGTGCGTACAACAGTTCCATACGTGCTTCTTTCAAAGACTTGTGGCCCTTCTTGCTGTTACATTCCTTACATGCAGTAACTACGTTCATCCAAGTGTTTTCACCACCGTGATACCGAGGTACAATGTGGTCACGACTTAGATGGTTGTAGTTAGGGTGATGTTCCCCGCAGTATGCACAAACATATCGGTCACGACCAAACAATGTTCGGTTAGTAAGTGCTACGGTAGTGTGCTTATGTGGGTTAAAGCTATGACCCTTGATTGCAATAATCGAAGGAGTTTCTAGGTAGCTTAGAGTTCCGTCATTTTGGATTCCCCCGCGATACTTAGCCACAATTTCACCCATTGACCAAGCAACTGAATTGGTTGCGTGGTAGGCGATTGCGTCATCGTATGAGATCCACTGCCGGGGAACTCCTGAGATATCTAATGCTAGAACGGACATGCTATACTCCTTTGTGTTACTGTCTACATCTATTTAATGTTCCTTTGGAGGGTCATGTAGGAATCGAACCTACGTCAAGAGTTTCGAAGACTCGTATGTTATCCATTACACTAATGACCCACGTTATGATTATACAACAAATACCATTATTTGTCAAATTTTTGGTCCCGCTGCCAAGAATCGAACTTGGATCTAGGCGTTAGGAGTGCCTCGTACTATCCATTGTACTACAGCGATATTAAACTGACCCCGGGTCTACTAAGCCCAATTCACTAAACGCCCATTCACGTTCTACACATCTATTGCAAATTCTGCATCTATTCTCGGGGTATACACAACTATGTGTAATATTAAATAGCCCTTGTTGACCTAACTTTATTACCAAGTCAACAATATGTGCCTTTGTTAAATCCTTTAATGGATACGAGCATCCATATGAGTCTTTCGGTTTAGGGTACACCGGGACATGCAACGTGTGCTCCGACATAGTGTCTATTAGACCTATGAATATCTTATTCACATTGAACTTTGATATTTCTCGCATGCCTGCTGCCACTTGATTCTCAGTATCCTGCTCAGTGATATCTAAGTATGTTGTAGTTATCGGTTCTAAACCTAATGACATTGTTACATAGTCAATTACAGGCTGTGCGTGTGAACTCGACCCGTCGTTCCTTCTTATAGTAAATGGTACAATTTTGTATCTCTCATTTGTCATAGACATTAACAAGTAAAACAACAATGCACTATCTAGTCCTCCGCTGACTAATACACCGATTCTCCTATGCATTGGGGGTAATTTGAAATCAAGTTCTCTTATATCGTTAGATGGCCCACATAATATTTTCATATTACTATTTAGTGTTGGTACTCCTAGTGAGATTCAAACTCGCACTAATAGGTCATAGTGTTCTCAACATTGCCGGTGCACTAATTATCTGGATCGGAGCAATATTTTTGGTACTCCCTCTCGGAGTCGAACCGAAAACACTCTTCCTTTTGAGAGAAGCGACTTTGCCAATTCCACCACAAGGGCATTATTATGGAGGAAAGCCAGAGAATCGAACTCTAACCGTTTTCACGATCCTGCTGTTTTCGAGACAGCGGCCAGCCCAGCTGACATAACCTTCCATTGTAAAACAGGATGCTGTAGTATCGCCGGGAATCGAACCCCTATTTCAACTACGGTGCCCAACTGCACGGCCTGCCAGATTGTTAGCGGCATAGGTGTTTGCTGTAGTCATCCTAAACTGGCAGCGAGTGAGAGATTCGAACTCTCGTGCCCCTTTCGGGACCATCACCTTTCCAAGATGCGCCAATAGGCCACTCTGGCAACTCGCTATATAACTGGTACCCTAGGTCGGATTCGAACCGACACGATTCTCCTTTTGAGAGAGACACCTCATTCCAATTGGGTTACTAGGGCATAAATTTGGTAGTCGATAGTGGTGTCGAACCACTGACCTCTTCGATGTCAACGAAGCGTTCTACCGCTGAACTAATCGACTATATAAAACAGGATACTTTTTTCTAACGCTCTACCAAATGAGCTAATCAGGCATGAAGCCTAATGTTGGATTCGAACCAACTACCTTTCGATTTCAAGTCGATAAGATTTGCTGTTAGTATCCTAAAACTGGTCTCCGTGATAGGTCTCGAACCTACGGCCTCAAGTTCCCCGAACTTGCGCTCTTCCAACTGAGCTACACAGAGATAATTCTTACAAAGAAGAAATACTCTTCCATTTATACTTTCTAGCGCAATGAATGCTATTATTCAGTGCGCTTGCACACGGAAACCTGTGACCTTTTCTAAAAGTCCATTCGTTTATTTTGAATGACTTCAACACCTGATCACCGTTCCACCATCCACGTTCACACTTAATGTAACCTAGTTCTTCTAACTGGTTACGCAACTTTGTAAACTCGTCATGGTCTTTGTTACTGATGCTGACACCCTTGTCATATCCCTTAAGAACTTTGATAAGGTCATCATGTGTAGGGTTGTTACGATCTTTGATAAAGTCGTGTTCAGTCCTAACAGTAACATCACAAATAAAACTTTCATCAATTGTGAATTGTTTCAACATTATAGTTCCTTATAGATTGGGAGCCTAACTATCTGACGTTACTCAGCCTTGCTAGATTGTCTCGTACACAAGAGTTTATGCTACCTATGTAATCATACTATAGTGTCACACACCAGCATAGTGTGCTAGATTACTCGGGACTCATCGTGCCGTCTATCCCTTAACTGGTACCCGGTGATGGTTACGATCCATCTACAGCTGCCTTATCAAGACAGTACCTCACCATTCGGTCTACCGGGTATAAAATTAAATTTGGTGCTCCTTGACAGAATCGAACTGCCGTATCCGCGTTACAAAGGCGGTGTAATACCATTATACGAAAAGAGCTAATTGGTGGAGATGCCGGGATTCGAACCGCGGACAAGAACTTTTACAGAGTTAGAGCTATAGATTGCTGTGCGAATTCTTGTCAGAATTCGTTTTTTGCTATGCTATGCTACCATTACATCACATCTCCAAAAACAACAGGATGTATTTTTACGTTTTCAATTAAAAGTTGAGTGTATAAATTTGCTGTTAACATCCTAAAACTGGCGTACCCCCAAGGACTCGAACCCTGACCTAACGGATTTGGAATCCGCGATGCTGCCATTACACTAGAGATACATAAAATCGGCCCACTGTACGGGAATCGAACCCGCTTTGTCCATTGAACGGAATCGAACCGTCTCTTCGGGGTGCGCGCCAACCCGGGCCCCAAGCCTACAGTGGATTTGTTTGGTGCCTGAGACTGGACTCGAACCAGTATCGCTCACTGTGTAAAAGTGACGTATGACCTCTCTACGCACTCAGGCAAATTGTTTGGAACATGGAGTGAGATTCGAACTCACGAACAACTGGTTTGCAATCAGTCACATTAGGCCACTCTGTCATCCATGCATAAAATTTGGTGCTCAAACTAAGAATCGAACTTAGATTTCATTCGTACCAAGAATGTGTTCTACCATTGAACTATAAGAGCAAATTTACTTAGGGGTGACCAACGGGGCTCGAACCCGTACTACCAGAGTCACAGTCTAGGTTGCTACCATTACAACATGGTCACACCTAAGTAAACTTAGGAAAAATATAACAGGATCGTTTTTGTCGCTAGACATCCAAAGTTAGCTTTTGTTTGCTGAACCGATCCTAAAACTGGCGCCCACGAAAGGATTCGAACCTCTGACCCCTTGTTTCGTAGACAAGTGCTCTAATCCAACTGAGCTACGCGGGCATAAATTTTGGTACTCAGTACGGGAATCGAACCCGTCTTTACAACTTGAAAGGCTGTCGTCCTTACCGATAGACGAACTGAGTATGTGTTCTTTAGTAAAGAGACTCCTTGTACACATTGCATAAATGTGTCCATGCTTCAATCTCTTGTTTATGTTTTTCTACTGATTGATTCCAACTCATGTGAGTCTCCTTTAAATATGGCGCCGATTTTTGTCATTTTAACTCAGGCTAACGTACACTCTCTGAGATTAGTTGCAACACAACTTGGTAGCCATGGCCAGTTTCGAAATGTCGACCTATCGCTTAAAGCGATTGCTCTTCCTCTGAGCTACACGGCTGTATTGTTTGGTGGATGTAAGTAGATTTGAACTACTGACCTGCTCCGTATGAAGGAGATGCACTACCGCTGTGCTATACATCCAAAAATTACCAAAAGATGTTTATCTCATTTTCTTTTATGTTCAAATGCATTTGAATTGTAATTCTACATTCATTCTCACTTAAATTAAAAGGTTCAATAGAATGTGTAATATCACTTCCCCACTGTGCTAATATTCCAGGCTTATATTCAAGTTTTACATATTCATCGGGTAATACATTTTTGTTAGAAACGGATTCTTGTGTTGTATATAACAAAGCCCCACCTGAACTAGGAATAGAAATTGGTATAATAACTGATACTATTTCCCCAACATCCGTAATGTTTTGTAAGAAAGAAAATTTATCTCTGTGAAAATTATAATAGCCATATGAAGAAGGTTGATTTTCTCTTAATACATATACATGAAATCCAGGATAGTGAGTTTTATCTAAATAAACTACCGGTTTATTATATACCGCTTCTATTTTTGTTTTAATCTTATCGTAGTATGTATTAAAGTGCTCTTTCATGATGGGTCTGAATTTCTTCACATTTATCATATATAAAATCTGACTACTAGCGTACATACCAGGTGGCAACATTTGTGTTGTGACTGAATTAATACCTAAATCTTTTTCTTTGATATTAGTATTTGTATATTTCCATAGTTTTTTTAAATCAAATACTTTATTCTTTATATCAAGAAGTTCATCTTGAGTAAAAAAGTTATGTTGAATTATTCCTGGTACAATTTTATTGTATGTCATTTTGTATTTAGTTTGGGGTGAAGGATGGGACTCGAACCCACAACGACTGGAATCACAATCCAGGACTCTACCATTGAGCTACCGACACCATATCTTGGCGGAAAGCAGAGGAGTCGAACCTCAGAATGCTGGAATCAAAATCCGATGCCTTAGACCAACTTGGCGAACAGGGTATAATTGGTTGCGGAGGAGGAATTCGAATCCTCAGGGCCGAGCTTATGAGACTGACCGATCGCCTGAATCCCCGCAATATATTTGGTGCCACAAGCTGGACTCGAACCAGCAACACACGAATTTTCAGTCCGCTGCTCTACCATTGGAGCTACTGTGGCAAATTGTTTGGTGGAAGCCGAGGGAGTTGAACCCTTCTAGACAAGATTCTTGCAAGGAATCCCCGTAGCCCGCTACTGCCCCCATTGAATTGTTTGGTGGAGTGTGAAGGAATCGAACCTCTTGTCGCCACCCTGCTTAATTTGACCATCGGGTTACAGCCGACGACAGGGAACACACTCCATTAAATTTTGGTCACCGAGGGCAGAGTCGAACTGCCGCTTCCTGGTTCCAGGCCAGGGATGCTACCGTAACATCTCTCGGAGATAAACTTGGTAGGGGTACTTGGAATCGAACCAAGATTATCGAGTTCAAAGCCCGATGTGATAAGCCATTACACTATACCCCAACAAATACTGGCGATGCGTGGGAGAATCGAACTCCCGTCTTCGGATAGACAATCCGAGATAATGACCATTATATGAACGCACCTAAATTTGGCTCCGTGACCTGGGATCGAACCAGGCTTATTTCTGATTAACAGTCAGACGCCTACACCTTGCTTGCTCTCACGGAATAAAAACATGTCACTACAGCATACCGTCAGAGGGTATGTGTTGTTCTTCTGTAGTAAGCATTCTAAAACATACTAAATTACTTAGGCTGCAATAGGAGCCATTGTTCACAAAGTATGTTTTAGAATGCCGTGTATTGCTACACGACATGATAGGGTTGATACCCTACCCAGTAGTCTTACTAATGTGTTATCGCCACACGTTCATGTATACTGTCCGCCCATTCGATACATTTTACGCTGTATTCCGGCTCTCGTTGCCTATTCACGTGCTATCATTTAAGATGAAACATCTTACGATAGACTTTTGCACGTTCAATCTTGTTACGGATCAATTGTGCGACTTGTTCTTTTGACAATGTGTGATTAGTTACCCAATCACTTTTGTCATTAGAAGAAGTTTTTTTATATTGTATCTTAACTTCCATTTACTGTCAAATTTCCTTTTGTTGTTTTTTCACAACACAAAAACAGAAACCCCTGAGACTTTTTAGTTTCCCAGGGGTTTCATAAATTTGTTAGAGTGTTACTTTAAGTGTAACTTGCTCCTTCTATGAAACTCCCCGGAATTCTCGCATCATAATTAAACTCTGACCCGCGAATACTCGGTGTAGACATCTGACCCTCAAAGGCTGCTAATACTGGAGTCTGAGGTGCTATTGACCAAAGTCCTGTATGTTTCAGCGATTGCGTACAAATGTTTTTCATAGTAAATCTATTTAGTCCTGGTTAAAAATTCTGTCTTTTAAGGCTCTTTTTTGTGCCTTTTGTTAATTCATGTATGAATTGTAGCAGAAGATCGAATTAGTGTCAACACTTTTTTCAACTATCTACCCAACTTCAAAAATTCTTTTATGAATCGATTTCTCAATTAATGAGTGAAGTATAACAGAGATAGGAATAGTTGTCAACAACTTTTTTCTATCATCTTGCCCAAACTTCAATACAACGATTTCTCGATGCAAGTGTGTAGTATATATGCCTTTTGAATTGTTGTCAAATTTTTTGTTGCCCGGCGGGATCAGACCAATTTGGTCTGTACTGCGGTGTACCAAAAATATCCTCGTACGGATATCGTAATAGCAAATCAAATACTCGCCTACTGGCCTTTTGTGAATACTTTAATCTACACAGTGGGGAGACCATATGTGAGTAGTGTTCATCATAGTAATCTTTCACTACTTCAAAACCTGAAAATTTATTCTCCGATAGTATTTATCTTGGTTGGGCCTTTGATGTTAAATATTTATTATATTTTACTTCAGCAATCAAAAAAGAGCAGTATGCGTTGCTATCGCTAGTCTCAGATTGTTCCCAATTACTAGTTAATTCGAACCCGGCACCTTTATATGTTGACCAGCTGGTTTTTCTAGGGAAACTCCAGACTTGATTGAAATTTTCGAGTTTGGCTTGATTTATGGTTGCAGTCAATAACGATACACCAATACCATTGTTTCTATAGTTAGGATCTACCCAAAGACCTCTACTTCGGTATCCATGGTTCATGCAACCATGACCACTGTTAACCCCTACTATTTTATCATCAAGCATGTATCCAAAAAAAGTAGTAGGGTATTTCATATTTTCTAAATCATACCCGCCCAAGTAGCACATTGCGCTAGTAGGTTCGATTGGACTTATTCGTCCTGGCCATAACTGATCGGACCATATTTCTGATATAGTAGTCCAGTCTATATGTACTATCATTAATCACCAGACACAAGACCGTTACTATGTTTATCTGTAGTTTTCTCTACATCTTGAAACATTCGTTTCTCTTGTGCAGTTAGTTTATCTTTATGAGTCTTGCGAGGATTACCACACATCATACAACCGGGTTGACCGCAATCCATAGCGTGATGTATTCTATGAATATATACCCAACCTAAGGGACTTCCTCGACCGGCTAATACAGCAAATACAGTGTAAAACCATTTAGCTAAATTGTCTAACTTAAAACTTTTATGACTATAATAACGGTGTAGCATCATGCTGATACCCAAAATACTATAAGAGTAAAACATGATTATTGCTAATAGAACATATTGCCAAGTAAACGCCGCGGTTAGGGGGCTTGTCACCAATATTACCAATGACAATAATTGTACTATTCGTAAGGAGTTGGGTGACGATGAAAATATGTTCATTAGGTATTTATCATAAATACCGTTGGGAACAATAAATGCAAGATGAATTATTTTTTAACACTGAATTTTCACCTACCGGTATATTAGATAAATTATACCAGGAAGCCAGCGTAGAGGAAAATTATTATTGGAGTCCGGCTCAGCCCCCAGTTATGAGATGTGATGTAAGTGATGAGATAAGAGATTATTTTAAAAGATTAATAAATGCCCCATTCAATGATTGCGGGTTATTGAAAACTTACCCAAATACTATCTATCCAATACACAAAGCAATGGTTAATCTATGAAAGATTGTCAGATTGGGACTTCGATTGGAAAACTATTGAGTGGAAAAATGATTGACAGCTTTAGTCACGGACAAATAGGTAGCAAATTATGGTTATGTGAACAATTAGAACCTCACATTAAAAACAATGCTACTGTTGCTATATTAGGTAGTTGGATAAATGTATTAGGGTTTATGTTGTTGACTAGACAACCCTATAAGTATTCGCATATTAAGGGCATAGACCTAGACATTGAAGCTGTCAATACTGCTAATCAAATTTGTAATTACTGGTATATTAATGGTATACAACACTCAGTACAAGACAATGCAAATACTGTATCACTTCAAGGATTTGATGTTGTGATTAATTGTAGCAGTGAACATATAGAAGGATCAGATTGGTTTGATAACATTAGTTCGGGTACGCTTGTATGCATACAGTCTAGTAACGTCACAGATACAACTGAGCCATGGTTAATAAAAAACCCCAGCCCAACGATTGATAGTTTCAAAGAAAAGTATCCACTAAGAGATATCAAATTCTGTGACACACTACCAATACGGTATGGTGACTGGGGTTATGATAGATATATGATTATCGGAATCAAATAGCAATCTTGCCGATTGCGTTGATTGTAGCCGCAATCTTGCCGATGTGATGTAACTGTTGGACAGTCACACCCTCTTTCTTTAGTGTCTCATAGTGACTCTTGACACAGAAGTGACATTTGCCAATTATACTAGCGGCTAGTGAGTACATCTCAAACTTTACCTTAGTAACTCCACCGTGCGTTGCGTATGCATTCATACGTAAGCCAGCTGGCAATCCCTTTAATGCAGGATCATCACACATTTCGACAAATGGGTACCAAACATTGTTCTGGCCCATCAATGCGGCCGCTGTCTTTGCGGCTTCACGTGATTTTTCATCTGTGAATAGAGGACTATTCATTTCGATTTCAAATGCTAAACCTCCGTTGCCAGCTGCAAGTGCTGCCACGTATGCGATTGCATGTGTATCAATTGGATCGAATGGACTACGATTGATGACTGCATCAAGATTCAACTTAATATCCTTTGCGTGATCCGGGATACTTTCTTTCACGCTATCTACCCAATTTCCACCGATTGTGATTGGTGGAACTGACGCTGTTGCTTCCATGTTATTCTCCTTTATGTTGCAAGCTTTCTAGTGTTTTTGACATGTCTGCACATGTGTACGATTGATAACTGTCACGTAACTTCTCTGGCATTGAAATGTATTCAATAGCTTCAACGGGTGCTATGCTTAGTGCAACGTCTAAGAAACTCTTAGGTGTTCCTGTTCCCACATTCCACACTCCAGATTCTTTTACGTCAAAGAAATCTATGTGTGTTTTACACACTTGTTCTACGGGTATAAAGTCTCGTAGATAATTTTCACTGTTTTCAAATAACTTAATTTTACCTGTTTCACGATATTGTTTAGTAAACGTATGATACGGACTGGCTTGACCTTCTTTGTGATCCTCCCCTTTTCCGTACACGTTAAAATATCTGAACCCCTGCACTCTAATTCCCTTTAAAGCTTTTGGTTCTATATTGCTAACATGTCGCTCAAACAAATACTTTGTCCATGCATACGGGTTGCGAGGATCGACCGGTTGATCTTCTTTAAAGTTTTCTTTACGCATTCCATATACACTAGCACTACTAGAATACTGTAGGTCAATACCATGCTTGATACATTGATTCAATAGCCAAACGCTAAAGTCAACATTCTGATGCATTATCTTTTCAATATTGCGTTCAGTAGTAGAACTGTTAGCGCCCATATGAACTACCCAATCATGCCCTTTAATGCTTGGTAAGGTCTCGCCCCATTCGAATGTTGTGACTTCATGTTCTTTTAGGGCATTTAGCATATTCGACCCAATGAACCCTTTATGACCAGTTAACAAAATTTTCACTTGAAGAAATCCTCTGAGTTAATCGCTTTGTCATCTACCCATATATCGTACGGTGGCTTACCCATACGAATTTCATCGTACTTGCAGCCCCAGGCTGCTAACTGACTGTATGTTTTATCTTTCCAATCAATACCACTATTGCCACCACGTGCTGTCCAATAGATAACCTTATGGCCCTGATCGTATAAATCGTTTATTTTCTGTATGCGGTCTGTCATTGGTTTACTGTTGGCATAGTCACTATTTTCAGATATACAGATCGTGTTGTCTATGTCAACCATATATGTCTTTATCATTTCTGGCTATCTCCTTTCCTTACTCTATAGTTGTCTTCTACACTGTCGGGTGTAGATACTTCAATTATAGCTCCCTCTTCTAAACAAATCACTTGGTGCGGGAATAATGGTTTGTTTCTCCACACATCATTTATTTCTAAAATTTCTTCATGCTCAGTTGCATCAGTAGTATCAATCCAAATTACTTTAAACTTACCACTGAGAACAAACCATGTCTCGTCTTTTTCACTGTGAAAGTGCATACTGAACTTAGCATCTTTATTGAACTTGAGAACCTTGCCACAATACAAATCGTTTGAAGCAAAGATAAACTCGTGTCCCCATCCTTTTTCTACATAACCTTCTAGTCTACTCATGGTATTAATTCCTCTATGCTAGGAGCGTAAACTCCTACATGCTGCACTGTTATCCCGGCCGCCTTGTTTGCAAATACGATTGACTTGCGAACATCTTTCGTGTCTAGATATCTGTAGGCAAGTGCTGATAAGAATGTGTCTCCGGCACCGCATACATCAATAACATCGTCGGTAAGATCAGGAGTAAGGGTATGACCCATGTACTCTGCGCCTTTTTCACCCTTAGTGACGATCAACCATTGATCATCGGGTAATGTTTTTGCTAGATTTTTCTCTAGTTGATTGATTTTTATAAAACAACCATTGAATCTGGCTAAGTCTGTTTTCTTTGTGTCAATAAAGATAGGACCTTTGAACTCGTCTCGAATCCATTCTATCAATGTAGCTGGTACTGTGCCCTTATTATAATCACTAATGACAACTGCATCATACGAATTAAGTTCGGTAGTATCAACGAATGATCCTAGTATAGGAGAACATTTTGCATCATTATCTATTCTAATCAAGTGCTGTTTACTGCGCTCGTCTATCAATCGTTTCTTTTCACTGGTTTCAGTGTGATGAAACTTTACTTGACAATTTAAAGCCTCTAAGTTTCTAGCTACATTCCCTGCCATACCCTCTAGTATAATTTCATTGTTGGGTTGAAACACCGGTACGGGTGCTTCGGGGCTAAGTCGTGAAACGACACCGTAGACATAAGTGTCTTTACAATTATCCCCGATCAATAATATGTTGAATTTTCTTCGTGCTGGAGTACTCATCTATTCTTTCAAATAAAACAACGGTAACGTATTCTTTACCAATTATGGGTAGTGTCTTGTAGTCACCTCCCTTGACCATGATATCACAGGTCTTTATTATATTAATCAAATCTTCATCAGTGTCAAAAATTTCTACTTGATCTACCGCTTTAAGATTCTCCAACATAACCTTTCGTTCATTCACATTATTAATAGGTCTACTAGGACCCTTTAATCTTTTGACACGTTCATCCGAATCAATAGCCACTACTAAATGATCACCAAGAGTCTTGGCATAGTTTAGCATAGCTAGATGACCCAAATGAAGCACATCAAAGGTGCCGTTCACGAAAACTCTTTTCATTTAGTTTTTTCGGCTAACTCTTTGTAACCCGCCCAACTAGGATGTACGCCATCTTTTTGTAATCGGGTAATAGGCAGTACAGTATCTCCGTACTCTTTTGCCATGGCATTGACAATTGCTTGAATCTCAGGTTTAATAGCAGGCAATATCCAAAATACTCTAGCAGTGGTTCCAACTTTCTCTCGAATTCGTTGTAACTCTGCTTTTGTTTTAACTCCTTTATGATCATTACTACCTAAACTGATAATCACAGTTTTAGCAGTTAGATCGTTCTTTAAGTAGTCCCGATTCCATTGCCATGTATTCCACCCGCCCTTTGCGTAAGCAACACATTCAGGTCTAGCCTGATGTGTTCCCACTGCAATACTATCCCCCATAATTAAGCAATCAATCATTTAACTTCCATTCCGTTTATTCATTTTTTTCATCAATAGAGTAGAACCAATCATCGCCTGCACTCCACTTTCGAGTGCCATCTACAGTAAATATTGTCTGTGCGGCTTTAAAGTCTGGGAACTTAACGTTACCTGAAATCAAACTTTGATCGTACCATAAACATCTGTTGTTGGGCTGACAAGCAAACTGGCCGTTTTCTAACCTAATAAAGTTAAACGATTTGTGTTCTTCGGCAACTTCTGTAAAACCAGTGTCTACATCCATGCCATCAGCACAAAAATCTACAGTGAACAAATAGGTGCCGTGATGCCATTCTTTGTCTTTGCCTAGAAACTTTACTCCTAGATTACGCAAACCTATCTTTTCAATGATAGTAAAACGATAACCCATACAGTCCCAAAGCTGTAGAATGTCTATAGGTAACGTACCTGTATAATCTTCTTTCCATACGTAAGCATGAATAGGCAACTTGTCATACAGTGCGCCATAATTAGGTAATAGTGATTCAATGCGAAACACTTGTCCCCTTAACGCTTTAAGACTTACCCATATAGCAGGTTCTAATTCCCCATGACCTTTTTCAAAGTTATAGAGAAACTCTCTTTTAACAAAGCATTTAATCGGTGGCAATGATCCTACAACATAACTCATTTAATATTTACCTGATGCTAATACGATTTGACAGCACTTTCAAAAAAGTTAAATAATTTTTCATGGTAATAATTATTATAAATATTGCCTGTTTCGGGTGAGTCTACCCTAAAATTTTTAGTTTTAACATCGGCTAAAACCTCTTCAGCTAATTCTCTACCACTATTAAATTCATAAAAAGGTATGTTTATTGCATTTATTTTTTCATAATTATTTCTGTTCATTGGATTTAATTTTATCTTCTACTGATAATGTATCTAGTGTTAATCTACCAGTAATCATTTCACCTATTACACCTTTCGGAAAACAATTAAAAGAAATAGTATAACGGGTTTCTATTTTTTTCATAGTCATCACGGAATGTTTCATATGAGATGGAAACAGCAAAAGAGTTCCTGCTTTAGGATAAATCTTGCTAGTAACAAACTTCGGCTCATCATACATGTGCAACATATGGTATGGACTGTCATAAAAATCAGTCCAAGGATTATTTATGTTGAATAATGTAGGGGCAGAATCTTCATGGGTAGTAACATAAAACAAACCACTAATTACACCATTACTATGGGTATGATCGTTCATACGTTGCATCATATTATATTTGTTAGCCCAACATGCTACTATAGGAAATTCTATAGATTTTTTGTAGTATAAATTTTTAACTGTTGTAACACTTACATTAAAGAATTGGAAAAGTTCTTTATGATAATAGTTATCAAATAATTGAGATGTACCTACCTGACCAATGTCCTTGTGTGATATTTGTTCAATATGCTTCTTTACATCATTAACTAAATTTTCATCACATGAAAACTCGTAAACCGGATAACTTAATATTTCTAGTTGTTTCATTTAATATCTTTCATAATTGCTCTACCCAATTGAGCAAGGCATTGTCTGGTGTCAATGCGCCTGGCCGGAGTATTCCAAACATTACGATTGTTCCACTCACGTATGCAGTCCGATCGATCCTGTTCTGTCATTTCATAACATCTAGGATTACGATCGGGCTGCCGTAATGCTTCAATACCTCGTTGAAGTAGTTGCAACATTAAAGAGTGTCACCACCGATTGGACGTGAGCATGGGCATAGTTCACCAGTCTGTAATGCGTCAAGAATACGCAATGTTTCATCTGGGTTACGACCAACGTCCAAGTTGTTAACTGTAACGTGTTGAATAACGTTCTGTGGGTCAACAATGAATGTAGCACGTAGTGCCGCACCTGCTGGACCGTAGAAGATACCCAATTGACCTGCTAGTGATAGATCATCACGGGCAACGTCAGCGAATGACCAAGAATTTGTTTTCTTTAGGTCTTCATGTGCATTGCGCCATGCTAACTTACAGAACTCATTGTCTGTACTACCGACCAGTAACACAGCATCGCGGTCACTGAAATCATTAACCAACTTATCATATGCCACGATCTCCGTAGGACATACAAAAGTAAAGTCCTTAGGATAGTAAACGATAACTTTCCATTTTCCTTCAAAGCTCTTCTCCGTAATTGTTTCAAATGCATTGTCTGGTGTCAATGCTCCTGGCTTAACGCCTGTAACTGCAAAACTTGTAATTTTGTCGCCAATTGTTTTCATTGTGTTCTCCTTGTGTGTATAATGAATTATTTTTATGACTTGCGATTAGGGCAAGTCTCTACAGTATTATAACTGTTATTGTCTATATAGTATAGCCTATATATGATACTATATTTACTTATTTACCCTTAAATATTCTATCAATAAAATTAGTGCAATCAGTTTCACCTTGAGCAATAAACTCAGTGTGCATTCTGTATAGTTCATTGAATGAAAGACCATTCTTATCTACATAGTGATGATTACCAATACCTTTTTCAATATCTGATGGACTAACTTTATTCTGGATCTGTAGCCTACGATGTAGCATCTCTTTGCCTACAATACAATGTGCATAATGAAAGATTAACACATCTTCGGTATTAGGTGGCCAATAATGTCTACCGGTCGTATATTCAATATCATTAAAATTGTGTAGACTACGAGCCTGATGTGCGATGGGATTATCATAGTACGATATGCCTGTATGTACTTGTTCCCACAACGGCTTTGACCTATTTAATTTGCCACGTGGATTCCATTTAGTAAATCTGATTCCGGGAATCAAATATTGGCAATTCTCAGGAGTGGCAGTCATCAGTTTATCAGTATCTCCTACTAAAAATTCGGTTACAGTTAATGCGATTCTCCAACCTTGCAGTTGCCGTTCGTAACCCATAATTTCCTGGTCACACTTTGAAGCATTGAAATAAGTGTTCTCTGATGTTACAACTTTCCAGTTTGGGCATATTTCTTTACATATTTCTACTGATCGGTCGGTACTACCGTAGTCAATAATTACACCATAATCAAAAATATTTTTATGATGATGGAGCCACCATGGTAACAAGTATTCTTCATTATACATGTGTGTTATTACTGTTGTCATTCTTTGTTCTCATCCAATATAACTTGCATGTTTGGAAAGTACTTTATGAATACAGTCGGGTCATGATACTTGTTTTTAATTCGTTCCCTAATCTCATTGAAGAAGTTCCAGGATAGTGGTACCCAGACTATAGGTTTATTACTGGCAATTTTAATCAATTCATCCAATGATACTATCTTAATCTTTCTGCCCGGAGTATATAGACCTTGTTTCAATGGATTGTCATCTACGATATAATCTAAGTCTATCTCACCAAAATTTAGTAGTGTGTTACCCTTTGCCGCGGCGCCGTAGCCCACAATTAATGAATCACTATGTCTATTCAATTCATCTTTTAATTCAGTTACCACCCTAATTGCAGTATCGGTAAACTTCTTAACTACATCTAGTGTTTGCTTAGTTTCGTTATCTATCAATGATTGAGTGTTATTATGTTTAGGATCCGTAGTCAACACAAATACATAACTAGTGCCATGTATATCTGTTTTGAAGACATTTTCTAAATACATGCCTGACTGTTGTGCTAGTGTTCCCATAGACCTGACATTGAAGAAAGATATATGTTCATGATAGATGGTATCGAACTGTCCATATGCAACCATATCTGCTTGACTTGTTTGAATGAATAATCGACCATTGTTAGACAACCTATCTTTGCAAACTCGCAAGAATTCTTTAGGATATGTATTATGTGCAAAGACATTTTGAGCAATGATTACATCATATCTATCTGCTCCCAATCTAGCAACAGATTCTTCATTAAAGTAATCACAAATCACAGTATGGTTCTTACTACTACGATCATGTAAGTTTTCTGCAGGATCTACCCCGTATGTTTGATGACCATGTTTCTTAAAGGCATCAAGTTGCGAACCGTCGTTACATGCAATATCCAAAACCTTATAAGGTCCGTCGACCGGCATAGCATCAGTAACTATGTCAACAAACTTATCAAAATAATCTTTCAATGTCTGTGTCGTGCCACTTACATAAAGATAGTTTTTGAATAGCAAGTCAGGATTAACTCCGTGAGTCAATTGCAAGTGTGTGCAATCGTTGCAGTAGTTAAGTGCAAGTGGGTAAAATTCTTCGGCCTCTTCCTTATCTGTAAGATAAGAATTTGCTAACGGTTGGTCGTGTAAATCTAAGACAGTGGTTAAGTTTTCTCCACCGCAACATAAGCATTTATCAAGATAAGTAATACTGGAAAGTTCTGTCATTGTCTCTAACATCGAAATTTATATAATGTCTATTTTGTAATAAGCCTGCGATTAGGCTATCAATTGTATCTTTGAATTCAAAACCAGTTGCATTGCAAAACTTTTCAGTACTCAGTTCAAAGTCATATGCCAATGCGTCATTGGGTAGTTCTACTATAGTAGAATTAGTTATACTTGCTACAGTGTTTGCTATTGCTCCTACTGTGCTGTTGAACGATGCTAGATTATATTGACCCGGTGTCACATAAGTATCTACTAGCATGTTCAATGCCCTAGTCACATCGCCTATGCCTAATATTGCCCGGCGTATTTGAATGTTTTTTACTTTAACGGTGTTGGTTTCTACTGCTGATTTAACCATAGAGTTAATCATAAGATCATTTCGTGTGTTTGGACTAGCACCATTGACTGTTCCAAATCTCAAACCTACTATGTTTTTACCTTCAGCTATATACTTGTTAGCAATAAGATCAACCGTAATTTTTTGCAAGTCGTAATGATTTAACACATTGAAATTTATGTCAGAGGTCTCATACGAAACACCGATGGTCTTACCATATACACTGGCGCTTGACGCATAGATTAGTTTTTGATTAGGTTTTAATTTCTCACACAGGTTTCTAAAGTAATCAACATTATTAATCCAAGACCTTGACGGGCTATGTTCGCACATTGGCACACTACTGTGTCCTGCTAGACAAACAATAACGTCACATTCTGATGTATCAAATGTGTTGAAATTTTGTCCAGTAGAATAACCTAGATTGGCATTAAACAAACACAGGTCCACACTGTGTATTTCATGCGTGGTTCTGTGATAGAATGATGATCCTATGTATCCGTTTCCACCTATCAACAATACTTTCATTCGTCCCCTGCTATCGGCAATCCATTACTGTGTTTATCTGTAGTTTTTTCTACATCCTGAAACAAACGTTTTTCTTGTGCTGTTAATTTGTCTTTGTGAGTTTTACGTGGATTACCGCATAGATAGCAATCAGGATTACCACAATCCATTGCATGATGCTTGACTAAACGATGAGGCTCTTTGATAGCTTTATCGTGAAATCCTAAACCATGTGCTTTGGCAATCTTAACTTGTTTCTGTACGGCAACTTCATCTTTATATCTACGTTTAGAATTAAGATACTTTGCAAGTTCATTAGCCATTGTGTTTCTTTCTATAGTCTTCTACCGCTGCCTTTATGGCGTCTTCGGCGAGGATGGAGCAGTGGATTTTGACTGGCGGGAGACTGAGTTCTTCCGCGATTTGTGAGTTTCTAATTGTTGCAGCCTGGTCGAGGGTCTTTCCTTTAACCCATTCTGTGACAAGACTTGAGCTAGCAATCGCTGACCCGCACCCATACGTTTTAAATCTAGCATCTGTTATAACTCCTGTAGACTCGTCTACTTTAATTTGTAATTTCATTACGTCCCCGCATGCAGGGGCGCCGACCATGCCAGTACCTACACTGTCGTCAATCTCAAACTTACCCACATTTCGTGGATTTTCATAGTGGTCAACTACTTGTGCGCTATAAGCCATGTTTATCTCCTAATTACATAGTGTATTTAGCACGCCAAATTTCAATGGTTTTATCTAGTCCGTCGCTGAGACTGGTTTTAGGTGACCAACCCAACATTGCTGTTGCTTTGTCATTGGTAGAATTAAGAACATAAATTTCACCAGGTCTTGCTGGTTTAGTGTCCCAATTTATCTTACCTTTCCAGTCCAATTTCTTTGCAATAGTGTCAACTAATTGCTCAATAGACAATGCATTGTTAGGGCCAGCACAGAAAATTTCACCACGTGCTTCTACATGTTTATCGAGGATAGCTTCATACATATCTACCAAATCCTCAATGAACAAGAAATTTCTATAAGGATCTTTGTATCCCAAATTAATCTCATTAGGATTCTTCAACATCTGTGTGATGATTTGCTCAACTACAAAGAAATCATTGTCTACACGACCATATGAATTTGTTTGTCGAATCGCACAGAACGGATAGTTATACGCTCTTTTCGCATAGTTGAAATATAGCTCACATGCCATTTTTGCAACAGCATAAGGTGCATTTGGATTTTGCTGAGTTTCTTCATTGAAGACCGGTATGTCTACTGGCATATGATCTTTGATAAGATCACTTTCAGGTTGCCAACCATAAGTTTCCATTGTGCTACTGAATATACACAACTTTAAGTTACTTAGGTTTTTGCTTGATTCGATTAGATTAACAGTACCGGTGTAGTTTATCTGACTAAATGTAGTTTGTTCGTAAAAGCTTTTTTCGACTTCTGTTCTAGCCGCTAAGTGAATAATAAAGTCAGGATTGACTTCATGCAATCTATCTTTGACTTTATCAAACTCTAATAGATTACAGCCCAAATCATAAATCTCATATTTTGAGTTAAATCTTTTGTTAAGATAACCGCCGATAAACCCACTCAATCCTGTTATTAGTATTTTCATTTTGTTATTTCTTCATTGTCTACTACTATCCAACCCAACTTTAATAGGTCAGCACGTATTTCATCAGTAACCACACTTTCAGGTACAAACCCGTTTGGATACTTTACATCTAAACTTGGATCGTACCCGGTATCGTTTCGTATACCAGAGCAGTACCAATCCATGTAGTCGCCTTCTTCCACCATGTTAGCAACAATGCCGCCGGCACTGCGCCAACTAGCGCTCCAAGTTTTACCTTGTAACAAGGGCCATATATCGTTCTTTGTAAAATCATTATTACATATTGCCGCATATATATTCTGTGCATATGATTCACTTGCTTTTGCTTTATCGCATATCCACTTAGTGGATCGCAAGTCATATTCCATATTGTCTTTTTTCCATTCTTCAGTTTCTTCGAGTTCGACACGGTGCTCTCTCATGGTCTTAAATAATTCCATTATAGGCTTTGCATCTTCTAAAGACTTCTCACCTTCTTCAACTTTTTTAATCAAGTTGTTAAGTTGAAAAGTTCCGCGGTCTGGACTAGAGTTCATATTAGAATAGATTTACTTTTTCCCATGGCATATCAGGTTTACCAAAATGACCATAGTTTGTTGTTTTGCTATAAATTGGTTTGAATAGATCAAATCTATCAATGATACCCTTAGGTGTTAGGTCAACGTTGTCTTGTACCCATTTGGTAAGATCACGTCCTTGTGGTGTATCTGCTGTTTCAATATAGAAACTCATTGGATCAGCTAGACCAATGGCATAGCTAATTTGCACTGTTGCCCAATCTGCCTTGCCGCTAGCTACGATATTTTTAGCAATCCATCTGGTTAAGTAAGCCGCACTGCGATCTACTTTAGTAGGGTCTTTACCACTGAAAGCGCCACCACCATGAGGACTATAACCACCGTAGGTGTCCACAATAATTTTTCTTCCAGTGAGCCCAGTGTCGCCATCAGGACCACCAATAACGAAGCGACCAGTAGGATTAATAAAAAACTCGGTAGCATTGTCTATGTACTGTTTGGGTAGGATATCAATAATAATTCGTTTAACAAACTCTCGGACAAACTCAATATCTGCGCTTGCATCATGCTGTGTTGAGCACACAACCTTAGCAATACGCTTTGGTGTGCCATTGTCATTATATTCAAAGGTTACCTGACTCTTTGCATCAGGGCCTAGAACAGTTGATCCTTGTTTTCGCATACGAGTTAGTTCTTCAACGATGCGATGTGACCAATATATTGCACTGGGCATGTGATTTTCGGTTTCACTACATGCGTATCCAAACATTAAACCTTGATCGCCGGCGCCAAATGTATCAGTACCTAATGCAATATCTGCACTTTGCCCATGCAATAAATTGGTAACTTTTAACTTGCGCCAATCAAATCCTTCTTGTTCATAACCTATTAGTTTAACAACACGACGGATTGCGCTATCAACTTGCAAATCATGCAGTGTACCTTTATATTCACCGGCTACTACTACTTGATTAGTAGTAACCAGTGTTTCACAGGCACATCGTAGTGACGAATCACCACTCTCCATGATTAAATCTAAAATAGCATCACTGATAGCGTCTGCTACTTTATCGGGATGCCCCTCGCTCACACTTTCACTTGTAAAAAGATAACTCATATTTTTCCTTAGTGAAGTATTTACTAGGTATTAGGTCACTTGAAAAATATCAGTGCCATTGCAGTTGCTTGTAACAAGAAACCAATACCAATTGTAATAATGTTGAGCAAGTCTTTAGTTAATACTGCTTTGAAGAACAATAAACCAAGTGTAGTCCAAATCATCAATACTAGATCCACAGCAGGTGGTTTATCAGTTAGGCCAGTCATTAGTGCAAAAAATGACGGGATAGTCGCACAATGAAGTGCAATGTTAGCTAACCACCCTAGAGTTTCTGCTGACATTTTACCCAATTTGTTAGCAAAAAAGTCTTTGATGTATTCCATTGTTTGAAGCATATAGCTCATGATCGTACCTTTGTTTTATAAAAAATGTGAGTTCCCACTTTAGTAATACGCTCATGCGGCCAGCGTGGGTTTACATAATCCGCATGATAAAAGAGAGCATCCTCTAGAGAATCCAATCTAAAACCTTCTAACAAAACCTTCTTAGCGACTGCATAGCTATCAGCATATGAATCTTTATTGATAGGTCTTGTTCTATGTGCGCTGTCACAATACCAACTAAATTGGCACACTACTTTTTCCATGACAACATTCTTTTGATAAACTACTCCGCATACACCAGAACCAAAACGACCATCATCGACCCGGTTCAGTGTTACTTGAGCTACTGCAACTTTACCTTCAAACGGTTCATTACCTGCTTCTCGGTAGATGTTTAGTGCCAAACATTCTAGTGTTCTGTCTACATTCTTTATGTCTACATACGACTTGTGTTCTCGGGCAATTTCTAAAATTCCTCCGGCGTTTGTACTACTCTGTAGTTTGTACGTAGTAACTATATTGACTATTAATAAAATAAAAAACAGACCCAAAAGCCTATTAAATGTTTTTATAGTTGTTTCCATTTTCAACTTCCTTTCTTAAAAGATACCTACAATAGGTAAAAATACTTAGATGCTACAAGTATAGCACCAAAACGAATTTGTATCAACAAAAACGGTTAATTAGTCTATCCAGCAGTCACAATTGCACTTCACAACTTCATCTATAGCGTCCTGTACGCTTAAAGTAGATGGTAGTAATACGGAAGATGTATATGCTGTGTTTAATGTCGCGGGTAACAAGTTTGATTCTTGTGATCCGGCTAGGCTTCCTGGAAATTCCGGCGCACCGGTGTCCAGTGGACTAGCATCACCGGTTGGTATTCTTGTCCCTGTCTTGAATACACCAATCGGTTGCAGGTTATTAGAGAATTTATCATCTGGTGAAAAGTTCTCTGTTGTTCCTGTTTGTAGTGAGTTAGGGTCTGCGGCTGATGAGCCGAATAATGCAGGCCCTGTACCATTGTTGTTTGGTCCCAATAAGCTAGTGTTATTAGGGTCTGATGTGCTTGATTGAACCAATGTACCTATTGCCGGCACTTCATTTATTGCAGTGACACTTGTTGTCTTCATGAATTGGTTCGTGTTTGGATCAAAGTAACCTTGTGGAATAGGTGCAATAGTATCACCACTATCACAGTCACTCTGTAACATTAAGCTAGGCAATGTAAATACTGTAGTGGGATTTGTCGCATTACCGTTTATGCCTTCTACTGATATACCAGTCTTTGCAGTAGGTGCTGTTCCGTTGGAAAGTAAAACGGGTGCTACAGCAGGGTTAGGTTGATCGGGTATAGATGTATCGGTTGTTATACCAAGTTCTTGTAACTTTGCTTGATTTCTAATTTGTCTACCCAATGCAATAACACTTTGTCCTCCCACTGAGCACAAATCAGTGATTGCTTCCAATGTCTGACCATACATATGAGGATATGTGTTAGTCATAAAATCAGTCATCGAGTCAACGAATGTTATCTGAGATGTAGGACTTAGGTTCAACCAAATATCTCTAATCTCATCAACTGGTGGAATTCCATGATATCTAGCTCTTTGCTCAACTAATAACTGATTGCCAAACACATTGTATACTGTGTTTAGTTTGTTGGTATCTGTTAATTTGGTTGTGCTTATTGAAGCAATCTCATCGTTGGCTTGTGCAATATATGCACTAACTACAGTGTTCATTCCAGGCCAGCCTGCTGTACCGCTTGCTGTATTTGTTCCGCCTGTTGCGATACTTCCATCTATTGCTACTGCTAATGTTGCAGTAGGAGGACATTGTACTGTTGCAGTAGGAATTGTTCCTGTTGCTGATCCTGCTGAAGTTAACGTTACACTTGTAACTCTACCATATGTTGAAACATTACTAGGATCTGTTCCTATAGTACATGTTGCAGTTGCGCCCGAACCGCCGGCAATAGTAATAGTAGGGGCAGATGCAGTACCTCTATAATAGCCGCCGCCCGGATCAGTTACGGTTAATCCTGTAATCGTATAAAGAGGGCCGCCTGCAGTTGTATATTGAACAGATAGTGTAGCACCTTCCCATGTCGTAGCAAGATACAATTGATTGTATATGTTGGACAGCTTTGTTGTTTGTGCCGCAAGTATATTCTTTTGCAATTCATTCCAACTATAAGGTAAACCTGACATGCATCCAAAGAAGTCGCTCATTGTGTAAGTGCCTTCTGGGCCGCTGCCTAATGCGACTTTATCATAAGTTTGTTGTGCAAGTATTGTGTTGGTTGGAACATCAGTACCATTAACTAAGTTCAACCCTACATTACTTACTTCTATTGATGCGGCCACTTGTGCAAATTTTTCAAAGCTAACATTTCTGATGTTAGAGATTTGAAGCATACTAAATGCAAATGCACCTGATGCTGTCCCAATGTCATCTGGAACCGCTTCTTGTAAATATGAATTAAACCCAACAGGTAATATTTGGATGTTCGTTGTTGTGTTATTGCTTATCGGCGGAGTACCAAACGGGGTGTTGATTCCTACTTGTTGTGTAAGCCCTGGATTATTCAACCTAGAACTTACACCGCCTTCTTCGTAGATAGGGTAATATGTTTTGCTGTTTGTAGGATTAGCAGTTGTGTTATACATCGGAACTGTCATCGATGCATAACTGTTAGGGAACATCTTCTTCACATCTAGCAAATCTGCTAATGTCGTTAGACCTTTTGTTTTGCAGTTCAATGGAACTACAATGTCTATTAAGTCTATACCCACTATAACTAAGAATGAACCGTATATCTGTTGCTCTTGTTGTTTTGTTACTGAAGTTATTTCACCTGAAGCAATGCCTAACGCTTCGTCAGGGGTCATTCCAGAGGATAACAATGCCAGTGTAAGTGATTCAGTTAGTGCATTGTAGTTGTATATTGATTGCAACAAAGTAGACGGCAACCCAAACTTACCAAGCTTACTCAAATCTATCACTTTACCTAAAGTGATACAGTCTCGACCAAATGTTGCTGTTGCTAAATTCACACCAGTGATATCACCACTGGTAAGGTCGTTCATGTTGCTGTAGGTGCCTTGCAAGAAAGTTATGCTTCTGCCTGCAATATTTATAAAAGGATTATTAGATTCGATAAAGCTCTGTGAACTCATAAACGAACTTACAAAATCTTTATATTGAACAGTAGAGCTACTTGGTATGCCGTTCCAATTGTATTCATTCCATGCTTGCAATGCATAGTTGCGCAAGAATCCCCATTGTGTTATTGATCCATTGGGGTTAGTTAAATCATACGGTAACCAACTAGCTTCTTGCCCTTGACCTTCGTCATTGTTTGGGTAGTCAGGGTTTACATCATTACCATAGCCACTAGTTGCGGGTGTCCCGTAATCAGTCCATAGACCACTAGGATCAGTTGCAACATATGTAGGTGGTTTGCTATTACCTAGTGCAGGACACACATTAGCACCTATGCTAATTAGTGTATCATATACAGATGTTCCTGCAGGCGTAGTAGTTACTTGTCCTCTAATATACGCATCATTAATTGCGTATGTTAACAAATTCAAACATGTGTTAGTGACTATTGTACCGGGAGTGTATGTTGCATTTACTTTACTTACACCCATATAGGATGCTGCTACTGGATTTATCTGAAACCCAGTATTATTGATTAACGATCCAATTGCGTTAACGCCTAGCGGAGACTGTTTAGGTGTTGTCATGGGCAATATACATTAGAGCTACCTTGTGCGATTCTATGCCCACATGTATTTCCTGAACCTACTCTTAGTACAGGTGCGCCTTCAGCAAATACTGTAGGGCTACCTTGAGTTGTCTTAGCAGCTCTATGAGGCGGATGTGGTCTACCAAAAGGTGAATGCGGTGTGATTTGACTCACATGCAACCCTACTGGAATTCCATTGGCAAAAACTGTGCCGGCCCCACGCATAATTGCGCCGCCTGCATTGTTTTTGTCACCTTTTCTGCTAAGTTGTGGCATATTATCCTAATACGATTTTCTTGTCCGGTACCTTAATACCGGTAGTTGCTTCTAAATATTTCATTTTGATACTGTCATCAGTTTCAGCATAGATAGCAATGCTATTAGTATTTAGTCTAAAAATACCCTTCGGTTCTGCTGTAAATACGCTAGGAATCATTTGCATACCCTGCTGTGTAGGTGCAATAGAGACTGGTTCTTCTAATTCAATGAATTCACCACCTGATTGTCTTACTTTAGCGATAAGTTCTTCTCCTGAGTTGAGTTTGAATGTGTATACTGAGTTTGGTTGTAGTGCTATTTGCATTATTTGCTTTCTGTTAATTTTTGCTTGAGTTCAGTGAACCCACCGATTAATTGATCGTCTAAAAAGATTTGAGGTACTGTTCGTGCAGTAGGAACTGCTTCTAGTAAATCTTCTTTTGTATAACCGTCTCCGATTTTCTTTTCTTCGAATTCAATTCCTTTTTGTGTTAGTAATGCCTTTGCTTGATCGCAATAAGGGCAGTGATACTTACTCCATACTGTTGCTTTCATAGTTTTCCTTTATTTAATTGTTCTATTTTTTCCATTATCATGTCTACAAGAAGTAGCGCTCCATTAGCATTTAAATGACCTGAATCAGGAAGTGTGAATTTATTTTTAGAATCATCAGATTCCCATTCTTTTATGCTATCATATAAAAATATTACCAAATCACGATCCCACGTATCATCTACACGGTCAGTAATGTCAGTTGCTAATTTCAATATACCAAAAGGATTAGCTTTACCTAGAAGCTGAGACATAATGCATTCAGAAACTAAGTGAAGATTAGTTCTATCGGGTAGCATATCAAATACATGTTTATGTATCGTACTTTGCCCACCCAATAATAATACTTGTTGGTTGTTTTCTTTAGCCCAAGATTGTAGCTTAGTCAATTCTTTAATTGTTATTAGGTCAAATTCTTTTATAAATTTGTCTTTAGAAGTCAAGGACATGTCATTTATAGTTGTCCGTCGGAGATGTGAGGAGAAAAATACAATATTGTATTCTACATCACTGCGGTCATGAGAATCTAACACTGTTCTAACGGTGTTTGAAAAGCTATTGCCAGGTTGATTGTAAGATATACAGTTCATTCCTAAATAGTTAAAGTATGCCTCCAGTGCCGGAAATCCCGCGTTATTTACTAATCTGTTTTTTACCGCAGTAGATTTAAGCTCGTTCCAATACCAAGACCAATACCAACTATCTCCAAAAAAGCGTATATTCATATTAAATTACATCTGAGGTAGCTCATCGTAGTTAACTGAATCACTCATTACGCCTATAACATAATTAGTTGATTCATTTTCCTGCAATGCGGTTTGTTTCTTACTAGTGTCAGAATGTTTGTTGAACCACGGAATAGGTGTAGATTTTGGACTAGGGTTCCAATACTTAATGCCTATTTCTTTTAATGCGCCAACAGCGGTAAAATCAACAAAGTCTCTCAAGATGTTTGCATTCAAACCAATGACTGGACCAAACTTGAATAGATATTCTGCCCATTCTTTTTCTTCGCGGATAACGTCAATGTAAATTCTATTCACTTCGTCTTTGCATTCTTCCGCAACTTTAGCAAACCTAGGATCTTCTTTTACTACCTGATTGATAATAAAAGCAGTCCATCCCTTGTGCAATAACTCATCTTGTAAGATCAACCCAATGATATTACCGTTACCAATAAAGATTTTATTTTCTACCATTGCTAAACTTGTAGCAAATGATACCATAAAGCGGAATGCTTCTAGCGCATAGCTTGCATGTAGTGCTAGCCAAATTGCCTTGATGTGTTCATGTTCTACAATCTCTTCGCCCAATTCTTTGCGGCAGTTGATACGATGCAATGTGTCGTAATACATACCCACGCTACTTGCCATACTGATTATAGGCTGGGTGTCGTGAATTGTGTTAAACACATCTTTTGGTACATTGTAAATATTACGAATGATATGACTGTAGCTCTTGCTGTGAATATTTGTCTCAAAGAATCCCCAGTTCAGCATCAGTGCTTCAAGTTCTGGCAACGAACAAACAGGTGAGAATACCTGTGTCGGGCCGCGACCTTGCAAACTGTCAAGTGCTGTTTGACGCAATAGGTTGCTAGTGAATATATGTTTAACTGCATCACTAGCATCTTTGAAGTCTGCACTGTCTTTAGTTAAACTGACTTCTTGTGGTCTCCAGAAGAATCCTTGCGCAGTATCATCATAGTCTGCGATCTTTTTGTATTTTACCTCTTCAAAACGCTGAACAGTTACTGGTCCAGCAGGATCTAGGAACATCTTACGTGAAAGATAGTCTGTTTTTTTAGTTAGGTTATATTGTTGTTTGGACATATTTTGTTATTTTTGATAAATAAAAGTGAGAGTCGCGGTACTGGTAATACCCACCCTCTCTAACGCTATTAAGGAGCAATCAGCATGAGTATTTATAAGAGAATACATATCAACTATCGCCATATTTTTATTAAACATCATGGCCCCATCCCAATTGATTCAGACGGTCGTTCATATGACATACACCATATAGACGGGAATCATCAAAACAACGATCCATCCAACCTACGAGCGGTGTCTCTACAAGAGCATTATAATATACATTTTTTACTAGGACAATATCCTGCCTGCCAAATGATAGCGCATAGGATGAATCTCTCAAAATCTGAGATGTCAACACTCGCATCTCTCGCAAATCAACAGAGAGTTGATGACGGGACTCACCATTTTTTGAGTAAAGGGAAAGAACATCCATCATATGACCATACCGTTCATACTTTTAAACACAAGACGAGTGGAAACATTGTTAGTGCCACACAATACGAAATGGTTAAAAATTTTAGCGTTCATCAGAGTAATCTCATTGAGGTTATTTCAGGTAAGCGCAAGTCAGTGAATGGATGGTCATTGGCTTGACGTTTACTCATGTTTAAAATTATCGTAATAAAATTTTCTAGGTTTTTTAATAGTAACATCCAAGAAACCTGAATGATCCCATTTGCCTGTTTGTATCTTCTTGTACACCATATTTGCAAAGAATATGTTAAATTCTTCAGTCAGGTGTCCACATAGATTTTTAGTTTCTATTGCAGTGAAAGTGTTTGGTTCTATTCCAAAAATTTCAAGTTGTCTGAACCAAAATGAATGCATGTAATGAATGTCTTTATCTAAGTCAAGCTTCTTTAATTGTTCTTTGTTCAACGAATCACTAAAGCAAGGATATAGAATAGTGTTTTTAACAGAATCTAGTTTAGAAACCATTAGTTCTGACATGTCTTGAAAATATTTGTAATCTATACTTGCATTAAACCATCCAATAATATCATTTAACATTACCACATCATCTTTAGATAGCATCTGCTGTTGTGTATTTAGATAATGTTGTACATCTTCTTTGCAAGTAAAGGTTCGTGAATTACCCGGAACTGATAGTTCAACTACATGTGGATATCGGCCTGGCCCAGTTACTAAAATGATGTTAAGATCATTCTCGTGGTTTGTGTCTAAAAACTTTCTATAAGAATAGTATAATGATGAGCCGGCTCTACCGTAATGATTAATAGTTGTTGAATTATGAGTGTCACTTAACAAACTAGCTAAATGATTATACCAGTTGGTTGGCGCATCAAACTTTCCGTGAGGAGTAGTATAACTGTCACCGTATATACCTATCTTCATAGCTTGATCCATTCTGCGTCTTCGGCCGGATTCCAACCATTTCTAAAATATTTTACCAAGTTCATATAGGGACCTATCGCTTCCCAATCTTTACCAACTGCTTTTCCATTAACTAGCGAATACAGTTTGCAATATGATGGTTTGTTATTTTCTTCCCAAATTAGCTTTATTTCATTTGCCTTTGACCACACACTCTTGGTGTAAGTTGTTGCTCTAGGGTGATTCCACGGTTTAACTCCGGCGCAAGGATTCTTGTCACCTATCATCTTGTCTGTCAGAATCTTTCTACCGGTAGTAGTTAACCATTCAAATGAAGGAGGTCTTCCTTTGCCAAAATAATGATGACGGTCACCGCTACGTGGATTTAATTTCTGAGGATTATTTGGGCCCTTCATGTATTCAGAATACTGTCGTTTAATCCATCCGTACATTTTATTATTTCGTTTAACATCTTTATTAGATGCTGTCAAAAACATGGCTGCTCGTACTAACCCAATGTGACCACGGTGTATTTTTACCAATAACAAATGACAAACATAATGTTCTTCAGGAGTCAAATCTACTAGATTATGTGGATCGTCTGTACCACCCATACACCTAGGTAGAATATGATGATTCTCTTTGTATTCTGTTAGCACTCTATTCTTACCTCTATTGACAATATTATCGTATATTTTTTGATAGTCCATATAAATTTCCTATACATTTATTTATCACAACTTACAGGAAACTCATAGTTTACATGTTATAATTTGCAGGCAATGCAATCCTCCTCATCTTCAAATTCAATCTGTGATGGTAATAGAGGTAGTTCAACTTCATCTTGTGCTTTAGAACCTTGCTTATTGATTAGGCTGTAATACAATGTTTTTCCGCCCCAGTTCCAAAAGTTCATCAAGTTTTTAGCAATCAATGTAGTTGGAACTTTACGATCTGGAAAGTGTGCTGGGTTGTAGAATGTATTGGTAGAGATTGACTGGTCAACATACGCTTGAATGACCGCACTAGTCTTCAAGTATGCTTCGCAATCTTTCTGCTCCCACATTAACTGATAATTCTTGCGTACTTTTAAGTTTTGATATTCAGGAACAACCTGAACAAACGATCCTGCTTTAGATTCTTTGACACTAATCAAACTCATTGGCATTTCTATACCGTTAGTTGAGTTGATAACGACACTGCTAGATTCTACTGGAGCGACTGCCATTTGTGTAGCATTACGGACTCCGCATGAGCGCATCATAGCACGTAAGCCTTCCCAATTCAATTCAGGAGTGAAGTTCGCAAGTTCATTGACTCCATTTGCTCTGCGTTCCCAAGGGAAGATACCTTGACCATATAGTGTCTTATCTGAATCTACACAACGTCCACGCTCTTGTGCCAACTCAACACTAGATTCAGTCAAGTAATAGGCTTGATGCTCCATCCAAGTTTTAACTTCTTGTAAAGAATCTTTCTCACCGTATTTGAAACCACGCTTGGCATGCCAGTAAGCCAAGTTAGTAATGCCAATACCTAGAGGACGAATTTCATCATTAGATAGTTTACTTTGAATGCTTAAAAAGTCCTGGTAATCAAGTATATTATTGAGGCTGCGATGGAGGATACGGCAAGCACGGCGCATGTCTTCTGGATTACGGAAAGCGCCCCAGTTGATGCTGCCCAATGTGCATAGTGCAATGCGACCATCAGGATCATCAAGACGTTTAAAAGACTTAGTAGGTAATAGGATTTCACAGCAAAGGTTACTCTGGTAGATTGTATGATACTCAGGATCAAACGGACCCTGGTTCATAACGTTGTCGATAAACACAAGGTAGATACGTCCTGTATCAGTACGCTCTTTTAGTATACCACTCTTAAATACTTCTTCAGCACTCATGGTCTTTTTACGTAGACCTTTTTGTTTTTCGTACTTGACATAGAGTTCTTCGAATCTTGCTGTGTTAGCATAGAACGCTTCATACAAGTCAGGCACTTCGTTGGGGTCAAAGAAGGTAATATTCTCTTTATTCTTGAATCGTCTCCAAAAGAATGCAGAAAGCACAACACCGTAGTCCATGTGTCGTACTCTTGTTTCTTCGGTTCCTTGATTGTTTTTGAGAACAATAAGGTCATCGAATTGATGATGCCAGATGGGATAGAAAACCGTAGCACTAGCATTACGAATGCCTCCTTGTGAACAACTGCGTAAATCACCAAACCATTTTTTCAGGAATGGTATCATACCTGTGTGCATAATCTCACCACCGCGGATAGGTGAGCCTAGTGGACGTAGACGACCAATCTCTAGACCTATGCCAGCACGTTTGCTAGCATACTTGGCCATCATCTCGCCAGAAGCGAAAATAGAATCTAGATCATCATCCGAACGAATGAGTACGCAAGAGCTAAACTGTTTAGTAGGAGTACCAAGGCCAGCCAATACAGGAGTAGCAAGAGTAAAAAGTCCGTCGCTCGCGGCGTTGTAGTACTCTTTGATGTAGCGCATTCTCGCTGAGTTCGGTTCTTCTTTGTGAAATACAGTAGCGGCCGCGACCATGTATCTAATTTGCGGAGTTTCATATGTTTGCTTTGTTGAACGATTCTTAACCAGATACTTTTCAATTAACTGCTCAATGGCAGCATAGCTATAACTTTCATCTTTAGAATGGTCTAAAATTTCATCCATTTTATTCCACTCGTCTTCTGAATACCACTCCAAGAGTTCCGGTGTGTATAAGCCAGTAGCTACATTAGTTTTTACAATTTCATACAGGCGAGGCGGTTCATAATTTCCATAAACATCTTTGCGTAGCATACTTAGACGTTGTTTGCCTGCTACGTATTGATAATTAGTATGACCTAGATCAGGATTTGATTCCACATCAATAAGGTCTACGATAGCACGTAGAGTTATTTCATCAATTTCTTGTGTAGTGATTCCGTCGTAGAAATGCGGTTGAGCCTTAATCTCAATCATAGACTGACTTACATCAGCTATCCCGGTACATATTTTTGCTATTTGTGCTTGCCATTTTTCAATTGTCAGTAACTCTTTTTGTCCGGATCGTTTTATTACATGTATCTTCATTTTAAACCTATTTTTTTAATTATTGGCATAGTATCAATATGCTTAACTATTTTGAAATCTTGTAGATTGTTATTTACTACCGAATCGGGCCAGTAATTAAGTATATATTTTGCGTGGTCTGCTAGTATAAGGACTACGTCTTCGTTATTGTAGTCTTTTGCTTGAACAAAATCAAGCTCTCGTACACCCAATAGATACAACGTATAAAACATACCCAATCCACGAGCAATGTGGCAATAGTGATTATCTGATATCAGTTCCCATGGGTTGGGCCATTCTTCTACCAAATCAGGGTGCAGATAATGATTTACTAAAGGCGCAGTCTGCCACCACTTATCAACTTCTACACATTGCGTTTGAATGTCTTTTTCTTCCAAAGATGTCCTCATACGATACCATTGTTTGAATATAGTATCGTATGAATTTTGAAATAAGTTTTCCATTATTTAGTTATCACGCCAAATTTCTTCAATGCCTCGACTACAACGTCAGGACTAACAAATGCTTCTTCAATGAACTCTGCTTGTTCCCAAATCCAAAATTGCTTTTCTCTGAGATATTTTCGATCTTTCAGTAGATTAGTATTTTCAGGGTGACCAAAAATATTTGGATCAGACTGACCAAACACAACAACTCCGGGCTTGTTTAGGTCCCAGCAAAAATGTTGCAAGAAACTATCACAACTCATCCATGTCTTGCATTCGTTTACTAGCGTAGCCAATTCGGTCAACGACAAATTCTTTCTGAAATCATCGACAATTTGTGTTTCACCGTTAACTCCAACTTGAATAACTGGCTCATCAATATGAGCTAACACTTCTTTCCAATATGGATAGTTCTTTGGGTGTTGTTGTCCATTACGCATGAACTTAGAGAAAGGAGAAATAATAATCATATTACATTATAGAATTTTTTAAACGCATCTTCAAGTGACCCTGTCCAGTTCCAACGATCCATGTGTGCATAGACATTGTAATCATGAATGTCACCAAATAATGCTTGTGCTTCAGCTATACTACGTCCTGGAATAATTTCAGGATAGCACGTAAAGAGTACAGGGTTTTTAATATAAGGAAGAATCTTCTTAAAGACAATATGGTCACCCATACCACAATCTAAGATAACAATTGTTTGGTCTTTGAAGTTCATTATGTTTTGAAATATACGCTCATCATGTTCGAACATTTCATGAACGCCATCTCTAATTCCACCAACTTTGTTTTTCAAATGCCAGGTTATAGCTTCAGGAACAACATAGTTCTTGTAGCCTTTTTTAATTAATTCATACGTGAACAATGTTTCTTCACGGTGTGCAATACGTGATAAACTTAAACAATAATCAGCGACACCTGCACGGTATAAAAAAGAACAATGCAAGTGATCTACTTCTTTCTTTTGTTTTATACGACCCCATTGTAAATTAGGTTCACTGTAAATGTCTTCTATTTTACCTGTAGCGTTTACTTCTCCCATTGAAGGAGGTGTAAGAACAGACCCTCCTACCGCGCCTACATTTTCATTTTCATTTGCATGTAAATAGAGTGTTTGCAATACATTGCTGTCAGCTATAGTGTCATCATCTAATCTCCACACCCATTTAAATCCCATATGATTTGCACGTTGGTGATTGTGATGTTGACCTTTCTTTTCAGCATATAGCCATTCCCACGCAATACCAGATTCACTGAGCATTTGCATTAGGTAGTTGTAGTGCTGTATCTCACGCACATCTATTGGTTGATCATTATCATCCTGAATGATAATATAATCAGGCTTCAATGTCTGCGTGATTACAGATGAAATTGCCATTGGCAACGTTGTATCGTATCTACCTTTAGTAGAGATTGAGCATAAGATTTCTTTTTTCATTTTTTCCAGTATTGATTTACGAATGGTGCTTCACGGTAATTTACAGGTTGACCATTTTGATCCCAGTCCCAGTAATAGATTTGAACTGAGTCTTTCTTTTCAAATCCAAAGTCAATTAGCTTTTGTTCAATGACCTCTTTACCTTTATATTTAGGATGTAGATCAGTATGTATCTCCATCATGATTTCATTGATTCTGACCATATCATGTTCATTAGCATTCATGATAACATCGTATTCACCACCTTCACAGTCTAGTTTTAATATAATGTCATGTCCTGCAATTTGATTCATGATTTCAGAAAATGTAATTGTCTCAACAACTTCATAGTTTTCTGAAACATTGTACATACTGTTTGCGCCTGCGTTATCATTTAAACTAACAGGTAAAAAGTTGTTGTCTTTGTCTGACACAATCTTTTTATATGTGGTTATGTTCTTTAGACCTAATCTATGAATGTTCTTTAAGAAAGTATTGTATGACGCACTGATCGGCTCTACAGATATAACCTTTTTAGCACCCAATGCGGCAGCATATAACGAGAACGCACCTATGTTGGCCCCAATGTCAATTACTATTCTATCTTTTACACGCTCAGGTGTTAGGTGATACTGATTAGCTTCGATAACTTCTCTGTGCATTGCAGGGTCTTGTTCCTTCAAAAAATCTAAATTAATTTCTTGATTATTAACAGGCTTTACCCAACGTTGTCTAGAGAAGGGCAATTCACTTTGTTGAGTTACTTTTCCCTCACTATCAAACTGCCAATATTGCATAGGTTGAATATTAGTAGCACTAAAACCTAAACTACGCAACTTATCTTCTATATGCTGCCTATCTTTATATATAGGATGTAATTTTGAATGTACTTCTAATGCTATGGTGCTAACCATTTTTAAATCTTCACTAGATGCATTCATCAGAATATCAAATTCTGCACCTTCACAGTCTAATTTTAATATTACTTCACACCCATCAGTCATTTTTAACAGGTCATTTAGACTCACCGTTTCAACTTCTTCGTAATCAGTGTCAATGTTATGCATTCCATTAGCACCGTCATTTTGATTATGACTTATTTTTACCATGTTTCCTGTTACATTACTTACTGCTTTTTGCAATGCAATAATGTTAGAGTAACCTGATAGTGATATGTTGTTGACTAATTTATCATATGTAACTTTTGTTGGCTCTACACTGATAACTTTTTTAGCACCAAGTGATGCTGCATATACTGATGCTATACCTACATTTGCACCTATATCTATAACCACTCTGTTTGAAACACTTTGCGTAGAAAACTCGTAGTAGTTTTCTTCTACTATCTCTTTATAAAAACCTTCATGTTGTTTCTTTAAATATGTTATGTCCATTTCTGTAAATCCATTCTTTATCAACCAATTAACATTATATTTTCTAGCTAATGTTTTTGAGTTAGCAATGAAAATACTATCCCATTCAGGAACTAAATTTTTATCATGTACTGTGCCTTCACCTAAGTGATAGATAGGGAAATCACCACAGTACATACCTACTTCGGGACTCCATGTCTTAGTAACACACTCTAGTACTTGAAAGCCGGCACGTTCACATTCAATACTGAACTCAGTATCTTCACCGCCGCCCGCGCCATAATCAAGACTCAACAACCCAATCTTGTCAAATACTCTACGATGAATCATCACGCAGAAGAAGATAGCAAATTCGTGTCCTGCAGGCTCTGACTCGCTTTTAATCAAACAACTGATGCCTGCTTTTTCATTTCCTTGAAACACTGAAGATAATTGTGTTAACCAACGATTCTTTTCTTGTGGAAGTAACACAGTGTCGTTGTTCAACAATACTATTAAATCAGTAGTTGCAACTTCAATACCCGCGTTACATGCACGTGAGTATCCTAAGGCTTCATCGTTCCAAACTACTTTTAAATTTTCACTTATACCTAATAAAGAATAATGACTTTGTAGTTCGGTTACATATGCCAATGTTTCGTCTTTGCATCCATTGGCACTTATAATAAGTTCAACATCGGTTACATCAGTGTACTTGAAGATAGATTCAACACATGGCTTTAGTAGATCATTACAATGGTTGTAGGTAGGTATTATTACGCTGTATTTCATTTTTGCCTTTAGACTGTATGTTTGTGGGCTTCATACCAAGCCATGTTGTATTTTTGAGCTAGCTTTAATTCATTGATTCTGAATGTTCGTTCCCAATCGCTAACTAGCTCAGGGTTGTGAACTGTGCCTTCACCTTGATGCCATAATGGGAATGTGCCTACATATAGATTTGCAGCATCACTCCATACTAATGGTACGGGTTGAACTACTTCATATCCCAAAAGTTGAGCGGCTGCACAGAAATCAATATCTTCATTGCCGCCCTTTTCGTAACGCTCATCTAAGTATCCAACTTTGTTCAACACTTCTCTTGTGAACATTACACAGAAAAAGACACCAAAATCCATTTGAGTGATAGGTGAGTACTTCTTTAATGAGCAAGTTATTCCGCATTTAGGATTATCTTCAAAACCCTGATTCAATAGTTTAAGCCAATCACCTCTGTGTTGACCAAGAAGAATAGCGTCATTGTTTAGCATGACGAGTTTGTCACAAGTTGATACTCTGATTCCTGCGTTTGTCGCTCTTGCGTATCCAAGTGCATCTTTATTCCATACAACTTTTAAGTGATCTGATAGGCCTAAGTAGTCAAAACTAGCTTTTAGTTTGTCCAAATATTCAGATGTGTTGTCAGTGCAACCATTGGCACTTATTATAAGTTCAATGTCGTTGATATGTGAGTACTTCAACAGTGCTTCTATACACGGTTTTAAGAATTTGTCACAATTGTTATATGTTGGTATTACTATACTATATTTCATTTAAAACTCTTTCTACTATATATGACAAAGTAGAAAGAGTCTTAAATTTTAAGCATATGTGGCGTTCAATGTGTACCAGTTTGTAGCATTCATTGCTATGAATTCTACACATCCGCCTACAGGCAATGCATAAGCAACGTTGATTGCTGCGGCATTAATCGAATCTGATGTGTTTGGATAAACATTCAATGCGTTTGCGCCGCCGTTTCTAACAATAACTCGTAAACCTGCTTCTGCTGTCGGTAGTAAAACACCAGTACTTGCACCAACTGTGGTAACGTTGTTGATAGCTGTTACTATAACAGTAGCTGTACCTTGGGTAGATCCAGCCGCAGATACTGCATCTGTTGTACCAAAATCAAAGTACGTTGATCCTAGAGCACCGGTTGATGCGTTGAATGTTAACTTAGTTGTAGTTGCTTTTGCTGTTTGATTAGAGCCAGTTGCACCAACCATGACAGGATACAATGCAGTAGTTGCTACATCCTGTGTTGCATTAATTGTAGTGCTAGGACCTGCTTGTCCTGACGTACCGCTAATACCTGACGTACCGCTAATACCTGAAGTTCCACTCCATCCTGAAGTACCACTCCAACCTGATCTACCACTGACACCAGTAGTACCACTTGCCCCACTCCAACCTGATGTTCCGCTGATGCCTGACACGCCTGACCATCCACTTGTACCACTGATACCTGATGTTCCGCTTATACCTGTTGTACCTGACCATCCACTTGTACCACTGATACCTGATGTTCCGCTTATACCCGATGTACCACTGATACCAGTAGTACCACTCCAGCCTGATGTACCACTAAAGCCTGATCTTCCACTGACACCAGAAGTACCTGAGATACCTGAGGTACCACTAACACCCGAAATACCTGTAGTACCTGACCAACCTGATGTTCCACTAAAGCCTGATGTGCCACTGACACCAGTAGTACCACTTGCTCCACTAGCACCTGACGTTCCACTCCAGCCTGACGTTCCACTCCAGCCTGACGTTCCACTGATACCGGTAGTACCTGACTGTCCACTAGTACCACTGGTGCCGCTGAAGCCTGATGTGCCACTAATACCAGTAGTACCTGAAGTACCTGATATACCAGTAGTACCTGATGTGCCGCTGATACCTGAAGTGCCACTCCAACCAGACACACCTGTTGTTCCTGATGTGCCGCTGATACCTGATGTGCCGCTGATGCCTGACGTGCCACTATATCCTGATGTTCCACTAAAGCCTGATGTGCCACTGACACCAGTAGTACCACTTGCTCCACTAGCACCTGATGTACCTGAAGTTCCACTGAATCCTGATGTACCACTAAATCCACTAGTACCTGATAATCCAGAAGTGCCAGATGTACCTGAAGTTCCACTGAATCCACTAGTACCTGATAATCCAGAAGTGCCACTCCAACCAGACACACCAGTAGTACCACTTGCTCCACTAGCACCTGAAGTGCCTGACCATCCGCTGATACCAGTCGTACCACTATAACCGCTGATACCAGTCGTGCCGCTTGTTCCACTTATACCTGATGTGCCTGATGTTCCGCTTATACCAGTAGTACCTGAATAACCACTGATACCTGTAGTTCCGGACCATCCACTGACGCCTGTAGTACCACTTGCACCACTGACACCTGTTGTACCTGAGATACCACTTGTACCTGAGATACCACTTGTGCCTGAGATACCACTTGTACCACTATATCCGCTAATACCTGTTGTTCCGCTATAGCCGCTAATACCTGTTGTGCCCGACCATCCACTGACACCAGTTGTTCCGCTTATACCCGAAGTTCCTGATATACCCGAAGTTCCTGATGTGCCACTCCATCCTGAGGTACCACTGATACCTGAGGTACCACTATATCCACTGATACCAGTAGTGCCACTTATACCCGATGTACCACTATATCCACTGACACCAGTAGTACCACTCCATCCTGATGTACCACTGATACCGGTTGTACCTGATGTACCGCTTATACCTGACGTACCACTCCATCCTGACACACCTGACCATCCTGATCTACCACTTACACCTGTTGTACCTGAAATACCACTAGTTCCACTAGCACCAGAAACTCCAGATGCACCACTAACACCTTGAACTAACGCTAAGATTATTTCTAGTCCATTAGTAAATCCAGTAGTACCTGTTCCTCCTGAATTTAAGAATGTTACCGGCACTGTCCAATAATTACCTATATCAGTTGGGTTACTAATAATCTCCCAACGTTGGAAGTTAGCACTGTTTGATTTGTCTTGTAACGTGATAGCTTCAGTAGTAGTTAACAGTGCAAGATATATGTCAATGTCAATACCATCATTAGTTAGTTTGCTGACATTCAATTGAGTTGCACTCGTTTGAGTTACATTATTCCATAGTATGTCTCCGTTACCTGGATCTCCTGATGTAGCACTTGTATCTGCGAAATATTCAAAGATAGTTGACGAGATGCCAGGAATACCTGAGGTACCACTTATACCTGATGTTCCTGAATAACCACTAACACCAGTAGTACCACTATAACCACTAATACCGGTTGTGCCAGATGTTCCGCTTATACCCGAAGTACCTGAAGTACCGCTAAATCCACTGACACCAGTTGTTCCTGAAGTACCGCTAAATCCACTAACACCGGATGTTCCTGAAGTACCGCTTACGCCACTTATACCTGATGTTCCTGAAGTACCGGAAGTACCTGACCAACCGCTAACGCCTGATGTTCCGCTTGTACCTGACCATCCACTGACACCGGTTGTGCCCGATGTACCTGATGTACCGCTATAACCAGATATACCTGTTGTACCTGATGTACCGCTATAACCAGATATACCTGTTGTACCGCTAGTACCCGAGATACCTGATGTACCGCTAGTACCTGAATATCCACTTATACCTGTAGTTCCGGACCATCCACTAACTCCTGAAGTACCTGAGGTGCCGCTAAATCCACTAACACCAGATGTTCCTGATGTACCACTTATACCGGATGTTCCACTATAACCGGATGTTCCACTTATACCTGATGTGCCTGATGTACCACTTATACCAGTAGTACCTGATGTGCCGCTGGCGCCACTTAAACCGCTCCATCCTGATGTTCCGCTGTATCCACTAGTACCTGATACGCCGGACTCACCGGACCATCCACTAGTACCTGATACACCTGAGTGACCACTGATGCCTGAAGTTCCTGAAATACCCGAAGTACCTGACCAACCGCTAACACCTGAAGTACCGGTTGTACCTGATTGACCACTAATGCCTGAAGTGCCTGAAGTGCCGCTATAACCGCTAACACCGCTATAACCACTAACACCGGTTGTTCCGCTATAACCACTAACACCGGTTGTTCCGCTTATACCAGATGTGCCACTAGTACCACTGTAGCCAGTAGTACCGCTTGTTCCTGATTCACCACTTGTTCCTGATTCACCACTTGTACCCGATGCACCTGACCATCCACTGACACCAGATGTTCCTGAGATACCACTTGTACCACTATAACCACTAACACCGGTTGTACCAGAAACACCTGAAATACCACTCCAACCTGATGTTCCGCTGATACCAGTTGTACCTGAAATACCAGTTGTGCCACTCCAGCCCGAAACTCCAGATGTTCCTGAAGTACCGGAGATACCTGATTCACCTGACGTGCCACTATATCCACTGATACCTGAAGTACCTGAGACACCCGATTCACCCTGAGTACCAACTGCTCCGTCTAAGTTTACCGTCCATGCAGCATACGTTCCAGACCCTGTAACAGTAAGAACGTTAACAGTCATGCTACCAGTACCACTGTCATAGGCTGTAATCGGACCGTTCATTGTATCTAGTGCATCAAAAGCAATAACAACGTCTTGTCCAAGTGTATATGCTAGACCAGTAGCAACTGTAAATGTTTTTGAGCCTGTGCCAATAGTCAATGTTGTTGAGCTAGTAGTTGCGTAAACATCACCTCGTTGACCACTAGTACCTGAAATACCCGATGTGCCGCTAGTACCTGAATATCCACTTACACCTGATGTGCCACTAGTGCCACTTAATCCACTCCATCCTGAAGTGCCACTTACTCCTGATGTACCTGATACACCGCTGATTCCACTCCATCCTGAGGTACCACTGATACCTGATGTACCGGACTCACCTGATGTACCGGACTCACCTGATGTACCACTATATCCTGATGTTCCACTAATACCTGTTGTACCTGATATACCCGAAGTTCCTGAATATCCACTTACACCTGTAGTACCACTATATCCACTTACACCTGTAGTACCACTATATCCACTTACACCGGTTATGCCGCTAAAGCCTGATATACCACTAAAGCCTGATTCACCTGACGTGCCAGATGTACCGCTGATACCTGATGTGCCACTCCATCCGGATACACCTGATTCACCTGATGTGCCAGATGTACCGCTGATTCCACTCCATCCAGATACACCTGATTCACCTGATGTGCCAGATGTACCGCTAGTGCCGCTTATACCTGTAGTACCGCTTATACCTGTAGTGCCACTATAGCCACTTATACCTGACGCTCCAGATACACCTGATTCACCTGATGTGCCACTAAATCCTGACGTTCCGCTTACGCCACTTATACCTGATGTTCCGCTAGCACCTGATTCACCTGATGTGCCACTAACGCCCGATGCTCCACTAGTACCTGATTCACCTGATGTGCCACTATAGCCACTTATACCAGATGTGCCTGACCAACCGCTTGTACCTGATTCACCAGATGTACCTGATTCACCGGATGTGCCGCTAAAACCACTCACCCCGGTAGTTCCTGAGAATCCGCTAACACCTGACAAACCTTGGGCGCCGGTCAATTCCATAGTCCAACTAGATGAAGGGTCACCGTTAGGAGTGCCACCATCGCCTATTATATCAGCATGTACTGCCCAACCAAAACCACCTGCAAATTGAATTAATGTTATTCTACCAAAGTAATAGTATGTAGATCCGCTAGTATTATCAACTAAATTAACAAAGTTACCTACAGCATATGCACCAATATCTAATACATACCAATAAATGTTTGTGCCAACTAGTGATCCATCAGTTACGATTGAGTTACCAACCGATTGTGACGTATATCCGAGGCCTGAATATCCACTTACACCGCTGAACCCTGATTCACCTGATGTGCCTGATTCACCTGATGTACCACTGAATCCACTTATGCCGCTTCCTGAAAAACCACTAACCCCTGACGGGCCCTGTAACGGACCAATGTTAGTCCAGGTATCATCTCCGTTTGATAATGCACCATCACCTGCATCATACCCACCACCTGAGTTTTCTACAATATAAAGTGTTCCTGCAGGAACACCATTTGGTAAGTATGTATAATCAATAACACTGCCCGCAATATTCAATGATTTACCTGAGTAACCACTTATACCACTAGTACCACTGATACCTGAAGTACCTGATTCACCGCTTGTACCTGAATAACCACTGATACCTGTTGTACCTGATTCACCGCTTGTACCTGAATAACCACTGATACCTGAAGTACCTGATTCACCGCTTGTACCTGAATAACCACTGATACCTGTTGTACCACTATATCCACTTATACCAGTAGTACCGCTTATGCCTGAATAACCACTTATACCAGTAGTTCCTGAGATACCACTAGTTCCTGAGATACCACTAGTTCCTGATTCACCTGATGTGCCACTATAACCGCTAACGCCGGTTGTACCTGAATAGCCACTAACACCAGTGGTACCTGAATAGCCACTAACACCAGTGGTACCTGATTCACCACTTGTTCCTGATATACCTGAAATACCTGACCAACCACTTGTTCCAGACTCACCTGAAGTTCCTGATATACCTGAAATACCTGACCAACCACTTGTTCCAGACTCACCTGAAGTGCCTGATATGCCTGATGTGCCTGATATGCCTGATGTGCCGCTATAACCACTTATACCAGTGTATCCACTGATACCTGAAGTACCACTGATACCTGAAGTACCGGATACACCACTGATACCTGTTGTACCTGACCAACCACTTGTTCCAGACTCACCGCTTGTGCCTGATATGCCTGATATGCCTGATGTACCGCTATATCCACTTATACCGGTGTATCCGCTTATACCGGTGTATCCGCTTATACCTGAAGTACCGCTGATACCTGAAGTACCGCTGATACCTGAAGTACCGCTGATACCTGAAGTACCGCTAGCACCAGAGGCGCCGCTGACACCTTGTACTAGAGCTAGAATTATCTCTAACCCGTTATTAAAATTAGTAGTTCCTGTTCCGCCTGAACTCAAGAACGTTACTGGTAAAGTCCAATAATCGCCTACATCTGTCGTAGTTCCTGTTATTTCCCAACGTTGGAAGTTAGCACTATTTGATTTGTCTTGTAGAGTAATAACTTCGGTGTTTGTCAATAACGCAAGATAGATATCAATATCAATACCATCATTTGTTAGTCTGCTTACATTTATTTGTGTTGCATTTATTTGAGTTGAGTCATTCCATAAAACATCACCATTACCTGGATCTCCTGATGTAGCAGTTGTGTCTGCAAAGTATTCAAAAATAGTTGACGAGATACCAGGGATACCTGATGTACCACTTATACCTGATGTACCTGAATATCCACTAACACCTGTAGTACCACTGTAACCACTAATACCTGTTGTTCCGCTGATACCCGAAGTTCCTGATATGCCTGAAGTTCCTGAAGTACCGCTTTCACCTGAAGTACCACTATATCCACTTATACCCGAACCGCTATAACCACTTATACCCGAAGTACCGCTAGTGCCTGATTCACCTGAAGTTCCTGAATAGCCACTAACACCTGTGGTGCCCGACTCACCACTAGTTCCACTTATACCTGATGTACCTGACTCACCGCTAGTTCCACTATACCCTGATGTGCCTGATGTTCCACTAACACCACTCCAACCACTTGTTCCTGAAGCACCGCTTGTGCCTGATACACCACTAATACCTGACCAGCCCGATGTTCCTGAAGCACCGCTAGTACCACTTATACCTGATGTTCCGCTTAATCCTGATGTTCCGCTTGTGCCGCTATAACCTGATTCACCTGATGTACCGGACTCACCTGAAGTTCCTGAATAACCACTGATACCTGATGTACCGGACTCACCTGAAGTTCCTGAATAACCACTGATACCTGATGTTCCACTATAACCTGACTCACCTGATGTTCCACTATAACCTGACTCACCTGATGTTCCACTATAACCTGACTCA